AGAAGTCATATTGCATGCCCTTAAATTTGGCATATTTGTTTGCTACAAATGTAGCAAATGGATCAGGTATCTCTAGGCTCTGTAACATATGCCTATTATAGTATATTTGTCAGGTACTGACAAGGGGGTCTCTACCGCCGAAATTTTCGCACTAATTGCGGTCTATATTTAACTTAATCTAATATTAGAGTTATAATATTTTCCAGTAGGATTCGACTCAAAATCAGATAATTGATCTTCATCCATTATGTATTCTGCTGACCCACCTAGATTAAATGATATGTCTACGGTATAGTTTTGATTATCTTCGTCCCACTGGGCTTCTACTGCTCCAATGCTTATTTTAAACTCTTTGTCTTTTGGCATATTACCGATTATGAAACTAATCCTTTATATGCATGACATCCACATACGCCTACTATTTGATAGTTTCTATCTACTTCAGCTATATCGTTGTATGTAGCAATGGCTTGACAGTAATAACACTTATCTGTCTCTTCCGCCGCCTCTAAGTATGCCTCTAGATTATCTAGGATACCCATACTATCTGTTCCTAGGGATTAGTGTTTGAGGTCCTTCTGTGCCGAATAGAGACTTCTTTACGGGTACGCAATTAGGTACCATGCGACCATCTTTTTCCTTCATACCTCTTTGGGTATATCCAGACCAGCAAGCCTTCTGCATATTGTCCCACTTGTCCTCTTCTTCATTATCGGACTCGTATGACTTTGAAATCTCTTCATCTGAAAGCTCTTCAGACTTGTACATATTATCATGGCCTTTGCATGACTTCTCGGTGCATCCGCCTTTTGCCTTACAATCCATACACCCATTACACTTGCAATCTTCGGTATCTTCCATATCGTCTTCTTCGTCTTCTTCTTCAATTTCAATCTCAATTGCCTTCGTGATTGGGTTTACCACATCATCAAGGATATCTTTAATCTCTTCTACGATCTCATTTAATTCTAGTGACTTTTTCATATTCTTCTCTCTTTCAACAATTTTTCTAGACCAAGAAAATCCTGCATCCCCGCCCCAAGCAAGCCACATGATCTTTCCGTTTGAAGGATTCTCTGCGTTATCCCAATCTTTTCCTTGCTTATCTACCTCATGGCGAGAAAAAAAGGAATACATGCGCTTAACTGTAGATAAGCTTAATGTTTCGCCTCTTGCCAGTTGTCCAGCTCTTGTCCAACCTACCGCTGTTCCTGCACCCTTTGCCTTGCCCTGCTCTTTTAGTTTAATGGCACGACGTGCTGCTGACTGCATACCAGAAGTTGGCTTATATCCTGTTTTTTCACTCATAAGTATATTGTACCATTTCTTTATTCATGTAGGTCAGGGCTCATCCACAACTCACCATGTATTACTGTGTATCTTAATATTAGTTGACTAGAATTACATTTAAGACATTTAGGTTTATAGTCTAATTCTTTAGACAACTCCATGTAAGTCTCAGACCCACATTTACAAAAATAAGAATAAGTATAGTCTCCTGCTACCATATCTCATCTTGATAAAACTCAGATTTATCTTTTATCCGTTTCCATTTGCCATAAAGATTAGGCTCTTCTGATCCGATATATTCTTGTCCAGTCTCCATGTCGATTAGAAGCCATTTAGCTGGAGCCTTAGTATGTATTGTTAGATCTACTGCTTTATCAGTTTCTGGAACTTCCGACCCATTTAAAAGTCTTCTCATTCAAAGTCTACCTGATTTTCAAATAAAGATGATTTGACAACTTCTTTTTCCCTAGCCCATTGATCTTCCCATAGCCCCATCAATGATTCATTGCCAATGTCGTCAAAGTAATAACGCTTGGCGTTACTATTGTATGTCCATCCATACCATCTGTCGCCTTCAGACCACGTAAGATTGGTTGGAGTATCATCTTGTTCGTGTTCTTTAATCCTGCGTAGTAGTTCATCGTTATCGTGAACAACCGCTTGTATTGCCTCTCTGAGGCGTTTAGGACGCATAAGGTATCTTTCAACTAAATTAGTTAACATTTTAAACCGCTTTCTGAATAGGAATCATTGCCGTGCATCTTTCACAGTATTCATAAGTTGATCCTGTAAACGGGCATGAGCCCGCCATTACCAACACATGTCCTTTAATTTTGCACAAAATGCTTTTAATTCTCAACATGCTCTCTCTTTTCGCCGCACTTTTTGCATCACTATTCTTCTCTTTTCCAGTGTATATAAGATCTAATATATACAATACCATAAGCAATTGCTGACAATATAAATCCATATTGATTAGTTATTAAAGCATAGGTTATCCACAAGGCTTCATTAAATAGCAGAATTAGCCATCCCCATATTGTTTTCCTACCGACAAAAAATATTCCTGCTACGCCAATTGCAGCTAATACATACGACCAATACATTTAAAATTCTTTCTGTTAGATATCCATTATATAATATTTATATTGGAGAGTCAAGGATTTCGTCTATAGCATCATCTATAGTTCTGCCGTTATGTTCTGCTGAACAGTTACCACATTTTTTGCACATTGTTATCCTTAAATAAATATAGCCCCAGTTATGGGGCCATATCTAATATGTAATTAGACCTTCTTTGGTCTTGTCTTCTTAGGCTTTGGATCTAGTGATGTTTCTCTACGTATACCGTGGCTGTTAACATCTATCTTTATTCTTGGCTTAACGCCTTGCTTTGGATATTTTCTTGTTGCCTCACGACTTGTTACTGCACCAGATGCTGATCCTGCGCCTCCTGGTGGTGTCATTCCAGTTCCATCGTCTTTTGTAAAATTACTCATTGATGAATTGTCTTGTCTGCTCTGGTGTTGAAGTCATGTCTAGGGTTAGACCTGATTCGCCATCTCTTGAAACATCAGTAATAGTTACTGGAACAATACCAGTTTCGCTACCAAATGCTTCACATCCGCATTCAATACACATAATTACTTACCGCCGTTGCCTAGGCCAGAACCGTCTTGTGTTGACTTATCTGCTGATGAGAAAGCTGATGCAGGATCTGCTGCATATTGCTCACCATTCCAAGCTGTTGCTGTTGCTGGCTTTACTTCATTAAAACCTGTCAAGTTGTTTCCGTCTGTCATTTTATTACTCCTATAGGTTGTATTTAGATGGGTCTAGAAATCCATCTATCAGTCTATTATAGCATTTCTTTTTTAATAGACTAAAACGTTGGCTATTTGATCTTATTGCCGTATTTATTCCATGCTCTTTCGTGTAGAAAGAACCCTAAGGCTTCACATAGGGTATAAATTATTGCAAATGAACCAGCATACTCCCAGTGTGCTTCTCCAGTAATTAGTAGCTCAAAAAAATATACCAGTGTGCCTACAAAAAGGATATGTACTGCAGGCCATGATAATGACTTGTATAAACTTCTCTTGGACGATTCCATTTTAATACCTCTTATGATTTATATTCGTTGTGCCAACACTTGTCACAAATATCTATAATTCCGCCTTCTGGTTTAGCAGCAATCCTACTAGATTTATTACTACATCCAGGCCATTCACATAACTCACCGAACACTATTTGGACCCTTTGGCTGTTTGGCCACGATAACCTGTCTTCTTTTTATTCATAGAACCTGGTTTCTTAAATCCTGCACCGTTAGGTGTTGCTGCAATTCTTTGCTCTAAAGCCTTTTTAATTTTGTCGTGGTGCTTACCCATTTTGTTTTTCTATTATCCTAACTATATATCGTATAACCTCATACGGTCTCCACTCTGGAGGCAATTCTAAATATCTTATCTCATCCGCAATTTTTTTCCTATGACTTTCATCTAGGTATTCTATGAGTTTATCCATACATCTATTCTATCATTTATATACTAAAGGGGCAAGACCTGAGTCCTGCCCCTTTAATTTAAAGAATTACTTCTTTAGCTTGACCTTAGCCTTTGGATTCTTTGCGTTCCACTTTGTAGCAAGGGCATTGTATTCCTTGATATAAATAGCCTTAGCAAGATCCGCTGCTGCCTTGTCTGTAGCAAGCTTTGCTGCTGCATCTGTAATAGCCTTATCTGCTGCTACCTTATCTGCTGCACGTCCAGCCTTCTCTGCTGCTAGCGCTGCGTTAGCAACTGCTAGTTCTGCAGTTCTTGCTGCAAGCTCACCTGCAAGATCACGAACTGCAACTGTTGCTGTTACTGCACCTACTGGTGTTGAAAGACCAGTTACTGCTGCTGCAACTGTTGCATATGCTGTAACAACGACTGAACCTGAAGCAGGAAGTGTGACTGACTGCTCCTTTGTTCCAAGTGTTGCTGTTGCTGTATCTGTTGTAAGCGCTGTTGCTGTTGCAACACCATTTGAAGATACTAGAGTATTAATTGTTGCTCCACCCTTAGCGTTACCGAATACATCGTATCCAGTTACCTTTAGTGTTGCTACTGTGCCTGCTGCTCCTGATACTGGTGCAGACAAAGCGATTGAGTTTAGGGCACCTGCTGTACCCTGTACATAGTAAACAGTTGTAGTTCCAGCACGAGTAATCGATACTGTTCCTACTGATGTAGACTTAGTATATACAAAAAAGTCTGCTGAATTTCCAGTTCCTGTTGAAACTGAAAGTGTTGAAGATCCGCTTGATGCGGTTACTGGTGCTGCTGATGTTGCTAGAGCAGAAACAATTGTTGCATTAGTTGCAACTGCTGTTACTACTGTGCCAGTGTCTACTGACGTTACAGCAATCTTCAATGCATCTGCTGCATCGATACTGTTGTCTGCTGGCACTGGAAGTGATACAGGAGTTCCTACTACTGTTCCACCTGTTGCTGCAGATCCCGCCACCGTTAGGGTAACAGTTCCAGCATTAGCCTGAGCTGCTGGCGATACAAGCATTGTGCTAGTCAGGGCTGCAGCGATGATTAGCGATACTTTCTTAAATGAGTTCATTTAATTTATTCTCCTTATTTCTTCTGCCTCTAATTTGAGCACAGAAACTTAATGTAATTCATGTATTTTTACATGAAATGAACAGGGATCTCCACCTTCATCCCATTCTTGCATTTCTTCATCTGACATTGGTGGGCCATCATGTGTATCACAAAATACATCTGATACCCAGCCACGATCATAACCATTCTTAAGCCATATTTCAAACTCTAAATGATTAGTATCTTCTGAATCAAATTCTAGATCCATTCTGAAATCTCCTTTAGCATGATGTGCTTAGGCTTTGCACCAGTAATTGTTTTCACTGGCTTTCCAGACTTAAATAATACCATATAAGGTATTGATGTTACAGAGTATTCTGATGATTTTATAGGATTCTCATCAACATTTAACTTTCCGACCCATAAACCACGCTCTTCTGATATCTCATCTAGGATTGGAGATACCTTTTTGCATGGTCCACACCATGGAGCCCAAAAGTCGATAAGCACTAAATCGTGAGATTTAAGTACGCTATCAAAACTTTCATCTGTAACTATCAACTTACTCTCCCTTTAATTCATCCGCTGCACTATTGAACTTATTCATAAATGTTTGGATAACCCAGACTGCGGTTTCTCCTGCATTTACAGACATAGCCTTTGAAGCTTCTTCAGTTCTATCTTCTAGGGCAAGGCCGTTGTACCATTTCTGGTACAACTCCTCACCAATTTCTTTAATGATCTCTTCAAGTATGGTTAATTGTTCACCCATTTAGAGCGCCATTTAAATTAATTAACTTACCAGAAGTTACCCTAGAACTAGATGTATTGATAGATGTCTTAGCAATCAAATCATAAATCTGATTGTAATTAAGTTGTGGCTTATGCGCTTTAATTGTTGCCCATGATGTGGCTGCAATTACAGTTGCACTAGAGGTTCCAGCGACATTGATAGTCTTTCCGCCAACGGTGACCGCTTGTGTTGTTCCCTGTGCAAAGAAATCTGTTAGCTTAGGGTCATAATTGCTATAAATCGCAACAGTTTGTGTAGGCATTGTAGCACCAATTGCTATTGCAGATGGGATACATGCTGGCCAATCGATTCTTGAATAGTCTCTAGTATTTCCAGTTGGGAAGAATACTCCGACATCCATTGATTTCAATGTTTCAATCTTTGATTCGGTTACTGGTGTTTTAGGACAATAGTCTGATCCAGTTACCAAGTTGTGGTGTCCTTGAGACATAGAAACAGCCTGAATGTTAAACTTATTCTTATTTTGGATTACCCATTCTAATGCGTTATACACAGTAGGTTCTCCTGCAGCCTGCCTCAATCCATTGATGTTTGTACCGATAATCTTAACAAAAACAATGTTAATGTTTGGATTTGTTGCCACTGCAAGAGATGACATTTGTGTGCCATGATCAAATCCATTTTTTGAAAGCCACTCTGTCTTCAATGTGGCAGAGCCAGGACCTTCCATGACCGACAAGCCATTTGGGCATGAGCTCCACTGAACAACACATGCTTCGTAAATAATCTTGTCTTTAAAAATAGGTAGAGATGTGTCAATCGCTGTGTCCAGGATTGCTATTGTTGGAATTTGTGCAGACTTGTTGCTAATATTGTTTTTAGAAGCAGCAGTTGCAGTTGTAGGTAAAGCGATTACTAGGGCTACTAGAGCCGTGATTATTTTTTTATTCATAGTACCTATTCTACTAAATATTGACAGGTTGTCAATAGGCTATTCGTTATCTAGTTTATCTAACTTAGCCTTATACCATTTTCCAGCATCGAGCTGTGTTGGAGTCTGTAGGCCTTGAGACTGTAATAGATTAGTTAAGCTTTGTGTATACAACTCAACCATCATTTCAAGTCTTACGACTTGCATTTCTAGTAGTCTTAGTCTTTCTGACTTTCTCACTCTGTTTCCTCTCTGTCTACAGGGGTAGGTGCTGTAGCAACACTACCGCAGCTAACACATTCCATATCTAGGAAATAGGTAGCAATTTCAAAGTCTTCAAAAATAACTTTAAGGTTCCAAATTTGTGATCCACATGGACATACGTGTGTTGGGGTGCCTCTTAAATCAATAGAGTTCTCATAACTTTCTGGTCTTAATTGTAAAATGTCATCAGAGTGTCTGCCTTCTCTTTCAACATCTTCCTTGTCTACCAGCAAAATTTCATAGTTATCAAGGAATAGCTTGACATTTGCTTTAATTTTTGATGCCCAGATGTATACTGCAAGTGTAACTGCAATTACTATGAGCCATTTCATAGTTCTATTATACCTTAAACTTGGATGTATGTATAGGGGGCAGATACGCTCATATTAAACTCTGAAGCAGCTTCTAGCGCCGCCTTTAAGCGTAAGCGTGGATTCTTTTGATTCTTTGTAGCATATAAAGCACCAAGCGCTATCTGTCCACCGCTTCCTTCTGCCATATAGTTAACAACATTCTCACCTACGTGGAAGTCTTCGTCTACAGTAAAAACTCTTCCACAGATTCCAACTATAAATATTCCACCAGTGTCTTCTTCTGAAGAAGATCCGATGCTTCCGTAACCATTGTCTTTGAATGCCTGTTTAACTGAATCAATAAACTTGGTCCGCATAAACTTATCTAAACCTGAATTAGTTTTTGTTGGAGTATACTTTGGTGGCGTCCATGAGTATTGCAAAATTTGTCCCATGCGAAATGAATCTGTAAACGCAACTCCGTACTGTCCCACTTTAAACACTTTAGGTTCTTTTCTTGCAAGAATCCAGCCAGTCTTATCATCGGATGCGGCGTGATCGGATGCCATATAAACAACACCATTTTGGGCAATAGCTACTATACAGGTCATATCCCTAGTATACTAAATATAAATTCGAAGGTATAGGCTATTTTGAGGTATTTTTTTCGATGCGATCAATTGCATCACGCAATGAGGAGCCGCCATTATTAAATAGCTCGGCTTTAATGGTTGCCAGCTCAGCATCTATTTTATTAAAATGCTGTTGTCCGTCATCTAGCCTGGCGGTTATTCCTGGGGTTTCTTCTGTTCCATACCACTCATCAATAAAGTCAAACCACGTTTTGAATAGCTTAATGAATTTGCCTACAAAGTATCCTAGGCCAGCGCTTGCAGCAGCCGATAACACAATCCATTCTAATACGCTCACATGTAAATTATACTCGACTAATAGTTATAACTCAAAACTAATTTAATTTAATTAGATTATTCCTAGTTGACTTAAACTAAAAGTTCAGAGGCCGCAATGTCGTTTCCGCAGTATCTCTTCTTAATAATAAGCTCTTTAACACTATCTGGTCCTAGTTGTCTGCCAGCAAGGATAATAACCCACCTAGGCTCAAATTTAGAAGATATGCATGTCTCACACATTAACAAGTTAATTGGAATTAAGATTGATTTTCTTACACTTAACTTGTTTTTGGTCTTGTTACAGGAGTAACATAGTATTTTTTCCATTAATTAGATTCCTCTACGTGTTCAAAAACGATCTCATCCATTATGGTAAATTCATCATTTTCTAGCACTTCTTCTATTTCAATACCATCCTTTTGGTATTTAACTTTTGATGCATATAGGCCCAAGCTTTCTACTGAGCCGTATACTCTTTCAGCATGAATAAATACAATCTTAATTACTTCGTAATATTCTCGCACTTGGGACCCCTTCCAGTTCGCATCTTACTCCATAAGATTCGATTAGTTTTTTAACTTTTCCAACGTAATCAATTACCATTTCTTTTTTAATACCTTCGTATTGCAAAAAATTGTCTTCATATAGTCTTATTGCTAAAAACTCTGGATACTTTGCTATGTCCATTTGCAAGCCCATGTCAGGCTTCTTAATTTCTCTAATTCTTTTTGCCATTTCTGGGGTGTAAAAAACTGGCTTGTTTGGATCGCCCGTCCATTCATTGACACCATATCTAAAGTGGTCTTTGTCTTTGTTTATAAATTCCATTTTTTAAATACCATTTTTTGTTTTTATTTTTTGCCAAAACTCTTTTGTTTTGTGAATATTCTTTACCTTGTCTATCTCGCCAGAGTTTAGATATATGCCGCCCCATACACCGTGATCATTGTTTATGGTTCCAGACTCGAAACAATCTTTAGAAACTGGACAACTCAAACAAGCTTCATCAATACTTGAGGCTATGATTGGATCTGATTCATACTTGTCGTAAAATAAATTTGTGTCCATACCACGACAAATAGCAATATCAAACCACTTAAAATCACTTTCCTCTAGACCTAGATCATTTAAAATATTTGACATATTTGTCCGACATCTTCCATGTTCCGTCTGTACTTATAGATAAATTCTCTGCAATTCCCCAAGAATTGTTTTTAAATAATCCCTTTTTATTAGAAAACCCCGTTGGATTTTTTTTCCATATAATTAAATTATAGTTATCCCAATAGGATTCTCTATCTTTAGAGCTGAATCTTTCAATAAAGACATCAACTCCTTTAGGCGTCAAAACTAGCACTTATTTCCCTATCTGTTAGTTCCGCCTATATCCTATTATATAATATTTAAACCCATGCTGTCAATAGATTATTTAATCTTTTTTATTTTTAAAATATCTATATGCTTAATTTCATTGTCTATATTTAATACATCAAGAGCATATTCTTTTGCATCAGATTCATTAAAGGCTTCAACCTCTATATCAATATTTAGCTTAATTAGATATTTTTCCATCTATCAATTATATCACAAATATGGTATAGTATATATATGAAAAACATAAAAAGCATAGACGGAAAAATTCATATTATTGAAGATTTTATTTCTCCAGATACAGCCATGTTTATATACAAGGCTATTAATCCGCATGTTGATATGAGTCACCAAAAAGCTGGGCCTTCAGTATTTTCTGGCCCTAGTGCTGGTGATAATGCAGAAGAGGTTGGAATAAAAAGACCTATCGCACACTACAACAATGACCCAATGTACAATGTTGGAATTGATTTACTATCATTAATATGCCCAATGATGTCTAGGGTAATATCTGATTTCTATAAAGAAGACTACGATCTAAAGACAGCATTTTATAGCAAAATGGTAACTGGCGGACGAAATGTTTTGCACATGGACAATAGATTTGTTTCAACAAAAGATGAGCTATTGGAAAGACCTGGAGCTGATTCAGACAGATCTGGGTTGCTATACTTTTATTCTGACTGTGAAGGTGGAGAGTTAAACTTCCCATTCCAAAACTTTAAAATTAAACCAAAGCCAGGTACGTTTATATTCTTTACTGGTGACGAAGAAGTGCCACATGAGGTAACACCAGTTCTATCTGGAGAAAGAAATAATCTAATTTCATTCTTCTGGCCAGCCGTTAGAAATTCAGATGAGTTTTATAAAACACAAAGGTATACCAATGCAAGAAATGGAATACACCAGGAAGTTCAGACAACTCTTGAGTTTTTAGAAAAGCACAAAAACAAATAAATTTATTTCTTTTTAGATCTTATCTTTGCAAGCTCTTCAAAGTCTTTAACCTTAGTTTCTCCAAGGTATCCCCAGGCGTAACCATCAGCAATCATTTGCTCATTTACAGAAACTGTTGATCCGTCTAGATACAACCATCCTAAGATTCTTCCGTACTTTTCTGAAGAATCCATTTTTTCTGTTTTAATAACAACTTCTTTAGCGTCTTTAATCTTAGACTTAACATACTCTTTTGCTTCAAGACCTAAAGCTTTTTCAATCTTATCTTTTGTTCTACTTTCTGGGGTATCGATGCCCGCAAGCCTGACTCTTGAACTAAATGATATATCAAAACCAAGATCAATCTCTACGTCTATTGTATCTCCGTCTACTACATTAGTTACTTTTTTTACGTGATATTCATACATTGTTCGGGTGCCTTCCTGGGAAAATTTTTGAATTTCCTGGTATATCATACCAAGATCTCTTAGTCCAAAAAAGAGAAAGGGTATGTCTTACTCCCTCTGTTATCTCACGAACACCATGAAGATGTTTTGAGTCTCCTTTAAATGAAATAAGCATTCCTGGCTCTGGTTGAATTTCAAAATCATATTGTGGCATGTAAAGAGAGCCTCCTACATAATCACTATTAAAATAAAGTAAGCTTGAGTAATGTTTATCAAAAAATGTTTTTCCAAACTTTTCTGCGCTCTCAGGCCATATTCTGTAGTTAGCTAGCTCTTCCCAATCGTAATCCTCTTCAGGATCAAAGTAATCTATGTGTGGCTCTTGAAGTCTACCGACTCTCCATCTGTGAAGTCCAGATAGCTGTACCAAAAGTTTTTGATTAAATTGCTCTTCAGCCGTAGCTTGCATTCTTTTTTCTATATCAAATACAAGGTCTAAAGGAAAATTTGGGTACATGGCACGAGATTTAGGAATATCTGTTGTTCCTATTGTCATGCCATCCCAAACATCTTTTCTGCCTGTAGGATTACTACCCGTAATTTCTTTTTGATCTCTTTTTAAATTTTTATATCTTTGAATTCTTCTTTCTGCATCAAAGATATTCCAATCTGATTCATTAAGAGAGCATAGTGCAGAGTTAATTACATTAACCTCTTCTTGGCTAATGTAATTCCTTATAATGTGTACGTCAGGTATTTTAGTTTCTAAAATTTCCATGACTACTTTTTCTTGACTGCCGCCTTCTTTACAGGAGCCGCTTTCTTTGCGGGAGCCTTTGCTGCTGGAACTGGTGCATCCCAGTCTGGTCTAGCTACTGACATGACCAAGCTGTATGCTCTCTTCTTAAGGAATACGCCATCTCCATTAGCCTGTGATCCCTTTGCGTTTCCACTAGTATTTCCTTCGTAGCAGTGCAAATTCTTTCCATCATTCTTAACAACAATTCCAACATGCTCTGTATCTGTTGGTGTCTTATCAAAGTTAAAGAATACTACGTCTCCTGCTTGTGCTTGTCCGATAGGAACAATTCTCTTGTTCTTAGCAAACCACTGTGCTCCTGCATCGCATGACGCAAAGCCTTTCTTTGTTGAAGCTGCAACTAGATGAACTAGTCCTGCGTCATCAAAGCATCCTGAAACAAACATTGCACACCAAGGCTGGTGATTCATTCCGTATCGCTTTCCAAAAATTGTATCGTTATTTGGTCCTTCTGAGTAGCCTTCATCAGCATACTTCTTTGCTGCAGCTACAACTTTGGCTGCATTTGGGTGTATATTGTTTGACATTTAAGTCCTCCTTTAAGGTTATATGTAGTATAGCATTTATTTTGCTTTTTTGTCTACCGCTGAAAATGCTGCATTAATTTCTGCCACAGTCAGCTTGCCGTCATCCAGGAAGCCTCTTGCTAGTCTTTCAACTACAGTTGCTACTCCTAAAGTTCCTGCCAATATTACTGCCTTATAGGTTTCAATTCCTACCACTGCACCTGCTCCAATTACGGACAATCCTGATGCTGCAAATACTGCAATTATTCTCATAAGAATATTATTTATGCTTGCAATTGCTCCTGATCCTACTTGTGTTGGCTCTTCAATATATGCCTTTGCCATTTTTATTCCTCCTTATTTCTTATTGGACTTGTAATTATCCAAAGAGCAGTCGTTGCCATAATGCCATAACCGACAATAGTCTTTGCACTTCCGTCCAGAACTACCCAAGCAATAAACATTCCAAGAAGGGTCCATGCTTGGTCAACCATATCCTTTAGGATATTCTTTATTATTCTTACCATTTTCTTCTTCCTCCTTGACCTGGTGAATTGGCCCCTGAGCCTCCACCAGAACTTCCTCCGCCTGTGCCACCTCCAGTGGCTCCTCCTGTTGCTGCTCCCACTGCATTAATAGCAGCACCTGCTGCAACAACTGTAGCGACAACCATATCTGTTGCTTCTTCTCTTTCTTCTTCAGTCATATCTGCACCAATGCTTCCAAGAGCTGCAATTGCCGCTGCTGGATTAGTAAATAATTCTTCTACCAAAGCTGCTGGATTTTGCACAAGCTCAACTTGTGCAGCGACAGCTGCAGTAATTATAAGAGCGTTTCCATTTTCATCTGTACGAACTTCAACTGGTGTTGATGGTGGCAGATCTGAATAAGAAACTCCTGCTGCTTTAATTTCTTCTGCTGAAATAGATTCTCCTGGAGCAAGATTTTCTATAAGTTTTTCTACTACAACTTCTTTTTGCTCTTCAGTTAGTTTGCCTTCTTCTGCTGCTTTCTTTAATGCTTCTTCTTCCGCCTTTGCCGCTTCTAATTCTGCAGCTTTTGCTTCAGCTTCCGCTTTTGCATCTGCCGCTTCTTGTGCTTTAGCTTCTGCTTCTGCTTTAGCATCTGCTTCTTCTTGAGCCTTTGCTTCTGCTTCAGCCTTAGCATCTGCCTCTGCTTGTGCTGCCGCTTCAGCCTCTGCTTCTAATCTATCTGCTTCCGCTTTTGCATCTGCTTCAGCTTGTTCTTTAGCTTCTTGTTCTGCTTGCGCTGCTGCTTCTTCTGCTGCTATACGATCAGCCTCTGCTTTAGCAGCGGCTTCTTCTGCGGCTACACGGTCTGCTTCAGCCTTAGCTGCCGCTTCTTCTGCGGCTTTAGCTTCTGCTTCTGCTTTTGCTGCAGCTTCCGCTGCTGCCTTGGCTTCTGCTTCTGCTTTTGCTGCAGCTTCCGCTGCTGCTTTTGCATCTGCTTCTGCTTTAACTCTTGCTGCTTCTGCAGCTGCCGCTTGTGCAGCGGCTCTTTGTGCAGCGGCTTCCGCTGCTGCTGCTTCTTGTGCTGCTTGGGCTGCTGCAGCCTCTGCTGCAGCATTTGCAGCGGCTTGTGCTGCTGCTTGTTGCTCTGCATAATAATTAACTGTAACCTGTGCTGCATTTGTCATTGCAGTTACTGCTTCATTTACTTTTGTTGTTGCTGTATTAGCAAGGGTGTCTGCTGTTTGAACTGCTACTGTAGCAGTTTCTGTAAGCTGATTTAATGTTGCAACTTCAGCTGCTTTGACTTCTGTTTTATCCACAACTACTGCTTCTGCTGCAGTCTTTTGTGTAGTAAGAGTATTAAGAACTGCAGTATCATTATTAAGTGTTGTCTGTGCAGTAGCAACTGCAGCAACTAATACTGGATCTTTTGTCACTGTTGTAGTTGCAAATGCTTCATTGACTGGGGTAGTAAAGTAGCCAGTTCCGTTTTCTCTTGTTATCGCCCAGCCAAGTATGACGGCTGATCCTCCACCATTTTCATAGTACCAAATAGTAAAGTCCTGTTGTTTATCTGTAGTTGTGTTATAGGTTGGGGAATATTGACTCCACCCCCCGCCCTTATCAATCCATTCATTAATTGCAAGTTGTCCATCAACATACATCTTTGCGCCATCATCTGAATGAATTGCATACCTTACTGATACTGCTTCTTCTGGAACGGTAATCTTTCCTTCAAACTTAACAATTACATTGTCTACTCTGCCAGAGTTAAATACCTGTCCGCTTCCAAATTGGTGAGCAATATAAGGAACTGTTGTAGTTGAAAGTGGTGTTGCATTTTCTGCTGGCATTGGTGGCTGCTGCCCACCAGGAGATGCGTAAGTTGTTACCTGAATTCCATTAGTTGTAGTTGTAACGGCTGAAGCATCCGCAGCAGCCTGTGCTGTAGCAAGGTTTGTAGTGTCTGTTGCAACTACAGCAGTCTGAGACTCAACCTGTTGAGTTACTGTATTTAAATTTGTTTGAGCATTATTTAGATTTGTTGTCGCTGTAGCAACTACTGCAGTTTGTGATTCAACTGCTGCTTGGGCTGTTTCTGCTACTGCTACTGCAGTCTCAGCAGACTGTATTGCATTGTTAGCATCCTGAACTTTGACTGTAGCCTCTGCAACCGCAGTTGCAATTGGCTCTTGAGTTGTAGCAATTTGAGTAGCAGTTTGAGTGTCTGTGTTTGGGACATTTGCTTGAATTGTAGATATGATCGTATTTGCCTGTGTTTGAGCTGCCGCCTGTAGCGTTGTTTCTGCCGCCTCTATTTTATTTGCAACTATCTCAACTGTAACAGGAGTGGTTGCTGTGGCGGTATCTGAAGATGGGTTTGCTGGTGTTACCTGAACAGTAACTTCTTCAGCATGTGCATTGCTTGGTCCAAAAAGAAAGAGCCAGCCGATTATAAAAAGGCTGGTTAAAAAATACTGTAACTTTCTAGTCAACTAGGTATCTCCTAAGTAATGCAATATCTTTGCTTACTTAGTAATTATACCAGATGTGTTAGTTTAATTAAACCTTATTATTAAGCAGTTATGTAAGTACCATTAACATAAATTTTGCTAATAGTAGTTAGTGTTACTGGAGTTCCTTGCAAAAACAATCCTTCTCTAATCGGAGAATTAGCACCGCCTGCTGACTTAAGATAATGAAGATCTAATACATCAGTAACTCCTGACGTATCAGCATTAACAATTGTATGACCAGTTCCAGTGTCTGGATCAACATTAGGATCGGCCCATGCCCAGCCAGAAAAATGATTAAAACCAACAGCAGGAGTAAATGGTAGTTGTAACTTATATTGTCCAGTTCCAAAATTAGTAACTGTGGTGAAATCAACTTGAATTGCAAAACTAACTAATTTTCCTGCTTTAACGTAATAAGAATTATATGTTGGATATGTAGCGCCTGTTCCAGTAAACGCTAGGCCAGTTGCTGTAAAGTTTGGTGACCATCTTACTGCCTGCCCACCTACTGCATCGCTTACATGTATCATGCTTTCTCCAAAATAAATACTGCTACGGTTACTCCTGAATCGCCCACTGCAAAAACTTGATCATCTGAGCCCAAATCTATAGAAAAGCTTTGACCTGGGAAAAGCTTATGCCCATATCCTGATGTCGTAACTGATTGATTGCCAATGTATGCGTATCCGCTATCTGATGTATTTTGAACCGATAATGAATTTGGCGTATCTATCATATCATCAATAGTAAGCTCTTGTGCTGTACCGTTTAAAGTTAAATTACGTGTTCTTAGCATATTTACTCCTAATAGGGGTTTACCCTAGATATACATTATACCTTACTTAGGATTATCTGTCTTATAAAAGCCATTACCTTTAAACTGGATTCCAAAGGGGGTGAAGTGTCTTATCATATCCGCTTCACATTCTTCACACAGGTAACCTGGATCATCTTCTGAGATTGATCTGGTCACTGCAAGTGTTGCATGTGCATCATCTTGACTACACTTGTATTCATATACTGGCATTATAAAACTCCCTGTACTCTTTTTACCATCTTGTGTAGTCTGTATAGCTGATTGTCCCACACGCTATCTGAAATAAGTATATCTGTTATTCCTAAAAGACTAAGCTTTTTTAATTTTTCTAAAACAGCATCTTCAGTGCCGTATACCATAGAGTTACGCATCATGTAATTCTTTTCTTGGTTGGCTACCGCCCTTGCTTCTTCGTTGGTATCACGTATTATGACTATGGTTGAGGCCATTTTTCTTTTTGTATTTACCTTAAACCCCTCTTTATATGTTGATAGCATAGCCAGGTGAATGTCTGCATACTTTTCTGAGTTTTCAATTGTTTTTTCAGAAGTTCCGCTTATCACAATGCCTGGCTTTTTTACTAACATGGGGTGATTGATAAATTTTTCTATCCACTCTGTTGTATATAAAACTCTTTGATCTTTAGTTCTCATTTGATCTGATATGAATACCATGTTGTTTATACTATCTTCATCTTCTTTCATATCTCCCGCCGCAATATTTAGCATCACTCTGTCTTTATCTATTTCATGAAAAGAATGCATCATCATTGCACAGAGCTCTGGGCTGACTGCATATGTTCTAATTGCAAACATATATTTAAATGAATGAGTCTTGTCTATAATATTTGCTACCTTGATCATATGATCTGGCAAAAGAGAATGGTACACAAGCAAAATTGATTTGTACCCTGCATCGTTTACTGTGTTGGATAACCTTTTGAGTGAAACTAAATCACTGTCATCCCTAACTGACATCCAATGCAGGTCCATAACTTCCCTAACTAATAATAGAGAGCAGTTTGAGGACTTACTCAGGTCCATCCTGCGGGTAACGGCCCGCTATCTGCGACTCCTCAGTGACGAGGTGCAGACTATTATTATACTATTTCTTAGTTCTTTTTGTCTTTGTTGCAGCTTCTTCTTCGGCAAGATCTCTTAAATCTCCAAAGCTATCCTCTGCATCAAAATCATGAATATCGAACTTGACTGGTCTTTCACTTTCTGGAATATACTTAGTCAGTCCTACCATAAGGATTCCGTCTAAAATAAATACAGAATTTACCTTTACATATTCTGCAAGAGAAAATGTTTTAACAAATGAACGTGCACCGATTCCCTTATAAAGATATTCTTTATTTGGATCCTCGTGTGAAGAGCCCTTAATTGTTAGAACATTCTTGTCTTGTTCTACCTCAATATCTTCTTTCTTGAAGCCAGCCAGGGCTAGCTCAATCACATACATTTCATCTGGGCCTTTAACCTTAGATATGTTATGTGGTGGATAGTTTGAAGTATTTCTGTGTATATTTTGTAGATCTTTAATTTGGCGATCAAAACCAATAAAAAATGGATCATTAAAAAAATCCAGTGTTGTTACCATTTTATTCCCCTTTCAAGCGAATAATTTAATATAGACCCTCTATTGAGCGATCTATATATAATTATAGCAAAATATTTTTAGCTTGTCTACTGGTACCCCTGGCAGGAATCGAACCTGCGGCCAACAGATTAGAAGTCTGTTGCTCTTCCGCTGAGCTACAAGGGTATGGCTGGGGATGCAGGCATCGATCCTGCGACATTCGAATTAACAGTTCGACGCTCTACCATCTGAGCTAATCCCCATCGTTGTGACTTAGTCCTATGTCTTTTAGCAGATTTTCTGCTTCTGGAGTGTAAGAAATAATAGCCTCTAGGTTTTCATTATATTCAACACTTATTAAGTTTTTATTATATAAATCAACCAATGCCTGGTCTATAAATTTTACATGGGCTTCCCACAAATCAGGTGCCAGATCCTTTGCTTTTTCGGTAACAGAAAATAATATTTCTCCGTCTTTATCGACTCCGCTAATATCTATAGCACCGATCTCAATATAGTAATCCATATCGTTAGGTTCCATTTTTCCTCCTGTGCAACAAGTAGGACTTGAACCTACGATTACCGAATTATGAGTTCGGGGCTTTAACCAACTAAGCTATTGTTGCCTGTTAGTATATTATATCCATAATGTGCCTGCCAGTCAATAGCATCTTGATGATCATTTAGTAAGGGTTGGCCCTTTATGTTTAAACTAGTATTTAATAAAATTGGAACACCAGTTTGTAAATAAAACTTATTTAATACTCTCCATAAACCTCTATGCTGATCCCTATTGACTGTTTGAACTCTTGATGTTCCGTCTTCGTGAACAACGGAAGGGATTAAGTCTGGCTTTAAGCACTTAACCGTGTACTGCATATATGGAGAAGCGAAGTCCATGTCAAACCATTTAGATGCACACTCTTCCATAACTACTGGGGCAAACGGACGGAACAACTCTCTTTGTTTAATTAGATTTACTTTATCTTTAATATTAGGATCTCTTGGGTCTGCAAGGATACTTCTGTTTCCCAAAGCTCTTGGGCCGTACTCCGCTCTTCCTGAAGCAACCGCAACAATTCCATCTTTTAATATGCTATCAACTATTTGTTGTACTGGGTAATCTCCTCCCATATCGTATCCTAAATATGGAGTCTTCCACTCTAAATGCTTTCCATATAATGCTGCAGCTGCACCCAGCGAGCTACCAGCATCTCCTGGATTTGGCATAATCCAGACGTCCTTAAATATATCCCACAATGATGTGTTAGCCTTACTATTTAAAGCACATCCTCCCATAAAAACTAAATTACTTTTTCTTGTAATTACTTTAGCGTAACGCATATACTCAATAAGTCTTTTTTCATATACCTTTTGAACTGCTGCAGCTAAATCAAATTTTCTTTGCTCAAACCACTGGCCTATATATCCAGTGCCTTCTTGTCCTGCAAAGCATGGCACATAACCCCAGTCAAAATCTGTTATCCCAGTATGAAAATTATATTTTTGCTTATTGTATTTAGGGAAATATTCATTTACCTGATCAAAATATCTATCTGGATTTCCATATGCAGCCATCCCCATCATTATGTACTCTTCTTGGTTTGGCATTAATCCTAAAAATTTTGTAAATGCTGAATAAAATAACCCAAAGCTAAACGGATAGTTGTCCTGATGAACCATTTTAATCTTTTCGCCTTCTCCGACCCAGATTGTTGATGTGTTATATTCACCAATAGCATCCAATACTACAATTACTGCATCTGTAAACTTGCTAGTATAATAGCCAGCACAGGCATGTGAGTAATGGTGGCTAAAAGATTTTCTTGGAACACCTGGCAGGTTGAATCTTGGTCTCCAGTCTCCAGCACCGCCCTTTAGAAATAGCCTGGAGGCCTTTAGAAGGGGTTTCTCATAGTAGGCTATAGCATCAGGTGAGCCATACGACAGTGCGTCTTTAACAAGGCTGTCATTAACGTACCAATCATTTTTTTCTTTACTGTATCTTTCTGCATGGCCCGCAAAGAGTATCTCTCCATCTTTAATTAAAGATACAGAAGCATCGTGAGAAGTTTCATTAACTCCTAAAATAATCATTTTACTACCCCACCCCATCTATTTTTCATTTCAGATAAAACTTTTTCCGCTACGTGTATGTTCCTGTGTGAACCCCAGTGTGGTGTGCTGGTTGCAACCTTTCCAATATCTTTGGCATGATTAAAAAACACCACGTCCTCAGACTCTAAATCCTTATGGCAACCCGAAGCATCTAAAATATCCTTTTTATTTTTATCCAAATACCAACTCCAAACTGGTATATGAAAATAGCTTTGGTGATCCTTATTATTTTTTTGTAAATCTGCTATAAAATCCATTACGCTATATGAGTTACTCCAACAGGACCACATAAATTTAATACCTGCATTCTCGCAATATTGCTCAAGCATTAAAAGCATTTGCATATTTATAAAATATGCTGATTGCGGATTCATTACATCTTCTATTGCGTATGGTGCTTTTGCGTATATAGGTGTAAATACATCAACAGTAGCAATCTGCAATGGAGAAAAATCAACATCTTCTGTTTCTGTTTTCTTAAACTTTTTATAATATTCTGCCCAGTCCCATTTAGTTATTGTGTTTGGGTCTGGAATAAACTCAATTCTTTCAAATGGTGGCAGCATACAATAAATATATTTTGGGTTTCCAAACTCCTTTATATATGCAAATGTTGAACGAACAACAGATCCTACTGAGTTGCCCTCATAAGCAATATTATGAACTGTTCCCAAAAAATTATCTTCTACAATATCTGAAAATCTATATTCTTTTGGCAAGGATGTGCCCCATGTTTGAGAGCATCCGTTTATCAGTAAGTCTGCTGCTTCAAAAAAATCCTTGTCTCTGAATCCATAGTTATTTAAAGAGTAGTTAATACCCTCTTTATTCCATTCTTTAAACAACTTGCTAACTGTTGGAGCTCTATTAACAAATATTTGATTCTCTAATTTGTTTGAAGAAATAGCTTCGGCTGTTCTTTTGCCATCCTTGATATCCCAATCAATATACTTTTTACCGCCTTGATTATCCATTTAAAGTCTCCTCATAAAATTTTTCTGCGATATGAATGCTTGCGTGTGCACCTATGTGAGGGTTTTTGTGTTGATCGTAATCGTTTGCTATTTCCCAAAACATCCTATAGCCTGTGTTATTTGCGAGATCTTGATGACAATCAGGGTGGTCACCGCTAAAAGTTTTTTCGCTAAACCACCTAGAATCTATAGAAGTATAGCCTTTATAGTATTCATTTTGATTAGCAATCTCTTTGAAGAATAAACTTTCATCTGGGTCCCAAAATCCATATCTTAAAAATATATTAGACTGATTGCAATATTGCTCAAGTAGTCTTAGTGACATTAAAGATTGATCATAAGCAATTTCTTCTGTGATAATTTCTTGTAAGATTAAAGGCAATTTATAAAATTTAGCATGCAGTTCGGGATTAACGCTGCCGTCAATTAATATGTCATTGTTATGTGTTTCTTTAGATACCATAACTTCTGGAGTTCTTGGCAGCCTAAATCTCCAGAGTGGTGGCAAAAGAATAAATAATTTTTCTGGGTGACCAATTTCTTTAAAGTAAGCAAAAACTATTTCAACAATTCCTCTTACCGACTTACCTGGCTGCCCTAAATTATCTACATCTTTTGCGTTCAACTTTTCTTTTAAAATGTTTGGCCAGATTAGGGAGTCTGGAAGCCCAGTCCCCCATGTTTGTGAGCATCCTGCAACTAAAATCTCGGCAGGACTACCCTGAATAAAATTTTTACCTCTGTATAATTTTCTATTTATAGAATAGTTTTCTTGGCTAAAAAGGCTGTAGTCTGGATGGTTCTTATAGAAAATTTTATTTTTTAATTTATCTAGATAGTATTCTTCTTTAGCTTGGCCCCATAGGTTAGGCTTATATGCATGCTTCTGAGAAAGATTTTGAAGACTAGGATATAGAAAATTATTTCTTTGACTGCTGCTATAAAAGGTATCGGCTTTTCCTAATAGGGCGTCTCTAAATCTATTTTTTAGATTCATTAGTAAATATAATCTCCATTTTTTCTAATTCTTTTTTTACTCTTTTTTCTGTATAAGTATACGTATAAGCTGTAAAAAATATTCTTAATCATTAACTGAACCTTCAACTATTTGCTGTACATATTCTGAAAAATGCTTTCTAATATTACCCATAGGTCTATGTCCAGCAGCCTTCCAGATTCTTTTATATTCAATTACATTGCTGAAAGTTGTTGGGCACAAAACTAATCCGTTGTATTCCTTTAATACCGTTGGAAGAGGAACATGCTTTCCACAACACTTACATTCTTTAGCTTTCTCTTGATAAGTACTCATATTATCATCATCCTGTCCATTGCGTCTCTTAAGTTTTCTGGCATTCTTGGAGCCCTAATCATATTATATGAGCTAGTTTCTCCGTCATCTTTTGTTCCAAAATCGTTGTCATAGCTCATAGATTCATATGTATGCACATTGATCTCTTCGCTTGTATCAAATTTACTTCTACTAATAGCATTGTAAATAGCTCCACAAACTGCATCCGCCAAGTCTTTAGAGCCTTTTCGTGGGTGGTCAACTCTATCTCTCATTATTTTAAGCTGAAGTAATTCATCTATAAGCAACTGTATGTGGGGCCCAGATAGTCTTTCTTCAGCCACAATCATTGCCATATCGTCATAATGTTTTTTAGCGACAGATAGAATCTCTGTATTGATGCCGTATTGTTTTAGTTGTTGCATCATATCATGAGAGTTCCATCTGTCAAAAGTACAAACCTTTATCTTAAACCCACGTGTTCTTAATGATAATATATAATCTTTTACTTCTGTAAAGTCTACGGACTTATCTGCTGTAGGGGTCCAGAATCTAACAGCATCAATTTCAACCAAGGGTGCTGGTTGAGAATAGCTATCTGTAACTTTAATATTAACCCATTTGTTTACGTGCCCCATTGCAACTGCACAATGGTCATGCTTTTGTGCTAGGTCTACGTGTAAGAAATATTCCTTGTCTGGATCTGGAATAAACCAATCTTCAAGTCTGCCAAATTTATCTACCGCAAGATGTCCTTTATTAAAAGCCTTCTCCACCTTTTCTCTTGATTTAAAGAATGCATCGACAGCATCTGGTGGCATGCAAGCAAATCTAGATAATGCATCTAGTGGGTTTGTAAAAAAAGCTACCTTAAAATCATCAATCGTTCTAACTGGGTTTATCTCCCAAGTGGGACGCTTAAGAGCGTATACTTTTGGAATCTTATATGAAACAATATGATCTTCTTCCCACTCTACGCTAAACTCATTTCCCTCTGTTCCATCTGGAAGATCTTCATCCATTTTAAACTTATGATCACGAATAACAGTTTCTTTTTCTGCCACAACCGCATTGTATCTTTGTTGAATATAATCATTCTTATATCTAGGAAATGACAGCAATATAACCTTGCCGAAGTCTGGAAAGCGAGAGTCTACTGATGCACGGTACATGTCATATATAGCTGCACCTGTCTTTGCTTGCTCGTGGCCAGTTGTATTGTCTATTGCAAAGCCAGAAATCTCATCGAGGATAACAACAATTACGTTGTATCCTTCCCAAGCCTCACGCTCTGAGTGACCTGAGTGTACTGTAATGGCTTTATCAAATTTAACTTCTGAAGCCTTATCGTTATACTTACCTGCGAACCAAGGTGACTTATCGATACGTGTTTTAAATCCCTTAAAGAATACGTTGCTTGCCTGCTGAGAGTTAATAGCAATGTTAATAATGTCAATGCTATCTCCTGGAGGTTTTCCATAATATGTTGCTGGATCTTTGAGGCATAGTAAAAGATATACAATGTATGCTACTGCAATTGTCGAACAATAATCTTTTCCAGAACCTTTTCCAAGCTGAGCAACAACTTCGTTAGCGGTCTGCTTAAATCTTATTTTTCCTTCTTGTTCTCCAAATAACTTGACGAGGGTTGACTCTTTGTAGATCTGCGAACTTTTTTCAATAAGCGTGTACTGGTAGTCGGAAAGTTCTGGAAGCCCAAGGTATTCTGGACTTCTAACAAACGTTCTAAGATCGACTGGTTTTTCATCAAACTCCTCACCATCGAGCATGTCGATAAGGTCATTAAAATCAAACGACATCGGATGCCTCTACTGGCACTGATTCGATTACTCCAGTTATCTGAGACAATCTTTTTGCAACATCCATCTTGCACTTAGGACATGTTGAGGTTACTTCCTTTAAAATTTTAACAAGGACCTCTTGCTTGCGCTCTGTTTCTGCAATTTGAGATGCTATTTCATTATTTTCAAGAACACCTATAGACTGCAACATTGCAATCCTTTTAGTTTCAATATCTGCAATAAGCTTTAGTGCGCCAGACTTAATTCCTAGCTGACCAGACGTATCTGCATCTTCAACTGTCTTCCACGCTTCTTTGATAAGCATTGCATAATGTTGGTCAGCACCAGATATAGCTTCTCTAGCACGATCTCTTATGTTGTTGTCATTATGAACGACATCTTTCCAGTCGTCAATTAACTCTAATACTTCTTTGCGCTGGATACCAGTAATTGTGGCGATTTGGGTAGGAGTACTTCCTTTAAGAAGTTCTTCAACAACCCTATTCATTCTATCAAAATGCTGTGATAATTCTATTTCGCTCATTAATCTATTGTACTTTTAGTCGACTAAAATGTCAATTAGAATTAGCCTTAGCAATCTTAAGAAGAATTAAATAGCCTATCATGTCATCAATATCATTATCTCCAGCAAAGCCAGACCCATTCTTAATTCTATTTATCTTGTCATCAATACGAATCTTAATCTGCTCTTGATTATCCGCCTGCGAAAATATTCTAATTGGAGATAAGGCTGAGTCTCCGTAAGATATATTCTTTTCAATTAGCATCTGTGCCACCTCAAGACACTGGGTAATAATCTTATTTCCAGATGGTGCGTCTGTTGCCATTAGCTGTAAATCAGTTACCCATAACTGAAAACCATTTTGTTTATTTGGATATCCAAACATTATTCCGCCTTTTTGTTTAGTGTTGCAATAAAATGATCATCAATAGGGTTATTGGGATCTTTTGAATACTCTATGGTGTCTATTGTAAAATATTTTTCAACAATTGGCAACACCTGTGATGCAGAATGATCAATCCATGTTCGGCTATGAAGTACAAGCCTGTCCACTATTTGAGACAAATCTTTTAGATATGAGTTTAACTCCGCATCATCTATATGCTGAAATACAAGACTAGCTAATGCTAAATTAAACTTAAACCCTTTTACGTAGTCCCAGTCGGTGGTATAGGATATATTATTTAATTTGTTTTCTTGTGGCACTAAACCTATCATGCTTGGGAGATCAAATGCAATAACCTTGTCATATGTTTCTGCAAGAGCTACGGAGTTTCTTCCGACCCCACATCCAAAATCTAATGCGGTCTCTCCATTTCCAAACAAAGATTTAATCTCATCATATACTGGCATATCTTTAAGTGGTCCACTGTATCCAGTAAGAATTAGATCTCCAGCTGTTTCTTTATTGGCGCCTAGCCATACGTCTTTGCTCATCTTTTTTTAATTAATCCAAACTGGTCTAAGTACCTTTGTATAGTCATTGCGGAAACTCCGCATTCTTTTCCGATCTCTGTAACGGTTTTCTTTTGAATCACATATCTTCTATAAAGCCACTCTTTGCTTTGATAATATTTCATCTTTCAGTCAATACCTTGTTAGCATAATGTGCAATACCAAAGCTATCTGCAACGTCAAAATCCACCACATTTAAATTATACTTTCTATTAAAGTAGTCAGCAGTTCTCTGCTTTCTCATATTGCGTAACTGATTCTTATACCAGGATTCTGCGTATCCTGGATTGGCTAATCTTATTGCAGACTTTTCATCTTTCGTTGGATTTTTGTTGCCAATGTGCGCCTGCCACGAGGATGGGCTAATAGTAATAACCTTAGACCCAGTAGACATAAGCTCAGCAATAACAACTCCATAGACATAAGACAATTTTATCACAGCATCGGGTGATCTGACAAGTATGGCACCCTCCACCGCAATATAATCGCTTTTTAATTCATCAAGCATTAGATTCATTCTTAATTTAGCATTATATATTTTTTCATATATATCTTGTCCCACTAGGTCTATCTTGCCCCACTTTAAAGGAATATCATTTTCCATAAGGCAAAAAGCAATAGAGTTGGTAGATGCGTCTATGCCTAAAACTCTATTCGCCTGTATCTTCTTTAAGCTAGCTAACGTCATTTATCCTCTTTAAAATAGAATCAACATTACCTGTATTTATATTTTTCTCACAAGAAGAGCATATTGTATTTTTGTTATACCTACTTAACTGGATCTTGCATCTCTTGCAAAGTCTTTCGGCTCCATTTTTAATTGCTTTTTTCTCATAATACTTTTCCATAATTCTTTTATTAGTTGCAATTCTACAGCATTCATCCTTGCAATACTTTTGATTATGTGTTTTAGGTGTAAACTTTTTCTTACACTCTTTGTTTTCGCAAATCATACAAGAGGAACCTCAAACTTTTCAATTTGCACCGTACCAAGTGGGGTATCCTTAGAATAGCACTCTTTCTTAACTGGACAGTAGGTGCATGGCATCTTTGATTTAGTTGCTCCAGAAGGTCTCATCGGAAGATCTCCATCCTTAAAGTTATCCCAGACTTCGCACATCCACAAGAATGTATCCTCAATGATCTTTGTATTCTTTTCATTCATTGAGATTGGAATTACAAGCACCTCTTGAGTGTTCTTGTTTTCATATAGAAAAAATCCCTCTTTAGCATTCTTCAGCTTCATATATGTTAATAGCTGAAGCATATGGTTAGCTGTTGGCTTCATCTCTGATTGCCTTGTATCCCATACTTCCTGCTTAGCCGTTTTAATTTCACCAATTACAGTTTCGCCGTCGTACTCCATAATAAGATCTATAAAGCCTCTGATTGGTGGATACTCATTGATAATCTCTTCTTCTTCTGCTCTAAACTGTGGCATAGATGCAATAAGTTTTTGAAGTCTTTCATGTGCCTGTGTTCCTTGTGCCATATTTGCAACAGCAACAGCATCATTATCATCAATAAACATTGCGCCAGAGAATGCCATGTACCAGTATCGTGGGCACGTTCCGTGTCCATATCCTAGTGAGCTTGGACTAAATGACTTCTTTGTCATCTCTCCATCTGCACGTTTAGTATTTCGATACGACTCATCAAGAAGTTGGGCAAACAATTCTGGATCAAAGAATTTGCCAGTGTGCTTTTTAAACTTTAGATTCTTTACTATATCTCTACCCATTTAGGAGTTATACCTCACAACATATTTAAGCGCATCTACCAACTTGTCTATGGACTCTTTTACAGAATAATATATATTCTTCTTGTTATTGTTTTCTGTTCCAGCTTTGTCCTTAGCAATTGTAGAATATACAGATGCAAGCACAGCAAATTTAGTTGACATTGCTTGAAGCTCCATAATTAAATGAGGTGCTTTTGCTGATGGGACATCAGGATTCATTAACAATTTTACCACAATAGAAAGAGCTTTGTCTAAATGTTCATCTTTCATAAAGTCATGTAGGTCATTGAACTCTGTAATATTGCTAATTAGCTCAAGGGTATTTTTATCCTCTGTCATTTTTAATCCTCTTATCCCACTTGTCTATAAACAATCCCAAAGGGTATCCCAGCGTAAAGCCTAGGACCAAACCCATTAAAAATGTGTTCATTAAAATGGAACCTTGCCCTCTGATACATCCCACTTAGATGGAGCTGACCATGAGTTATCAAACTCTGGAGCAAAGTCTTTCTTAGACAAAGACCATGTAGTTACGGCAATTGTATCTGCATTAACATCATAAGATGTACGATTATTTCCTTCTTTATCTTTCCAGGTTTCTTCGTAGATCTTGCCTACAATAACTACTTCTTGACCTTTCTTAAGGGTAGCAATACTTTGTTCCGCCAAACTCTTCCACGCCTTGACTGTCCACCAGGAAGTATCCTTGTCGTCCCAATTGCCTGTTGAATCATTCTTTACACGATCATTAGACACAATACGCAATCTAACTCCGCCTCCATTAAGCTTAACTGGATCTTGTCCTACTCTGCCAACTATTGTGATTGTTGGATTAGCCATTATTATTTTCCTCCCAGAATGCGATCAAGTCTTCTAAGACTGACCACTCAATGATTCCAAGACGAACCTTGGAATCCTCACCGATAATAATTTTAAGAGCAGGATGCATATCTCTGCTTACCTTAAAAGTATCTGTACATATTTTAGCCCATACATCTTTATTTAAATTAAATGATGACTTAGCCTCCTTGTAATCTACAAGAAATTGATTCCACTTAGCATCACCCTTTTGATAATCACCACGCCCACTATTTTTTTGAGCCTTAGCACCATCACGTTTTACTTCTGATCTTTCTGACATTAGCCAACCACATAAGAATTCTTGTGCCCGTCTGGGCACTCCCAGGATATAGTCATTGTAACTGCATCCCAAAAATATTCTTCAGAATCTTTATCGCATTTGCTGCAAGGCTTTGCTCCACCTATTTTTTCAAGCTCTGGAGCAAATACCTTTTCTGGCTCATGAAGAAATTCATTAATATTTGGCATTTATCTCTTCTTCTAAGCTGTCTACAACATCTGGATTTTCCTTTAAATATGCTACAGCCTTTGCACGTCCTTGCAAACGTTCTCCATTTACTGTATACCATGCTCCACCCTTTTCTACAATCCCGCACATTTCTGCAACGTCAAGCGTTTCACCTATGCGATCTACACCAAGAGAGTCCCCTTGGTAGTAAAAGTCATATTGTCCTGATAGATTTGGGGGGCCGAGTTTGTTGTAATCAACAATCCAGTTAACTGGTCGTCCGACTCTTTGTTCGATAATTTTGTCGCCAACCTTAATGCCAGCCTTAATAGCATTAGCTTCAGCTTCTGACGACCATAGTTTAATGACGGTTGAAGAAAAGAACTTGACTGCCATTCCACCCGTGGGGATGTGCGAAGCATGCATAGATCCAAACTGATTTCGTTGTTGTGAGATGAGAACAAGTAGTGTGTTTTTGTTTGCATAGTTTAACATTTTGACTGCGTGGGTCATATCCTTTGCTTCAGCGCCGATTTGCTTAGTATCTTGCAAATCTTTCATTTCATTTCCATCTTTTTCAAAATAAATTGCAGGGAGCAAGGCAGAGATAGAGTCTACCACTATCATATCTACACCTGCCTCCATAAGCTTTGTGGCTACATCAACCATGTCGTTTACGGTTTTTGCTGGAGAATAAATAAGAGAAGAAGAATCTACACCCAGTTGCTCTGCCCAAGATTGATCGTATGAGGCTTCTGCATCAATCCAAGCACAGGTCTTTCCTTCTTTCTGTGCAAGAGCAATCATTTGTAAGCAGAAAGAGGACTTTCCAGCCGACTTGTTTCCCCATACAAGAACTTGCCTGCCGTAACCTAGACCACCACGTAATGCAAAATTTAATCCAATACTTGGTGTTATTTGTTTTTCAACTTGCACGTCTTGTGCAGACTGAACTCTTGCTCTTGTTTTAGGATCTAGCTTAGCTAAGATACTATCTATTTCTATTGTCATTTATACTCTTTCTTTTTTATAGTATATCATTAAAAACGATTGCCGTGAAGAGGTGGTCTCTCTTTATTTATATTAAATTTGTTTTCCAAAACTTCATCAAGGCTTTCTGTTACCCACTCATTATTTCTTAATCCTGCATACAGATCTAAAGTTCTAATTAATATATCTGCAATTTCTTCTACAACTTCTGAAGTAGGCTTATTCTTTCTAATAGCCTCCAGAACCTCTGTCACCTCTGAGTGTATTAGTGCCAGCTTTGTGCATACAATATTGGTATCTATCTCGTGGGGCCAGAACCCTTTTTCAATTGCTGTTTCATGTAGAATTGCAGAAAATGCATCAAGGCCGTACTCTGTTAATACGCTATCACTACTCATTGTTTTCCTCTGCCTTTAATGAAAAATTGAATACTCTTTTCTCTCCATCGTAATCAATATTTAACTCACGGTTTTCTGCATTTAAGCTTACAAACGTATCCACTGGAACCTCAACAGTTTTAATTGTTTCTAGCACAGAAACAAGAACTCTTGTTGCATTCATTGCTCCCAAAACTTCTTTAGGGTCTATTTCTTCTGTCATTTTATTTCCTTTACCATTAAAGTTCCATCATCTAAAGTAGATAGAACAACCTTACATTTCATTCCTTCACGCATTCTTGCCAAAGACATCTTGTACATTGTTGGGAAAGCAATTACTCTTGTCAATTCTTTATTGGCATTAGCAAGGACTATGTGACTCATTGTCTTTCCAGCTTTTGTTGTATATGGAGTAAAGTTAATAACTGTGTATTCATCTTCTTCCAAATCGTATTCTTTTCTGTATAGATAGTCTACAAATATATCACCACTCTTTGGATCTATATCCCCAACTTTAATATATCTTGCAATACGGTTATCGCCCACAAGAATGAAGTACATCTGATTAGTTTCAATTTGAGTTTGTTCTGTATGGAACAACCCAATAGATCCTGTTTCATCTACCAACTCTACTCTAGCCCAACCATTGCCACGCTTGATAGACTTAACCATTCCAAACATAACGAAGGATCCTAGGTCTTCAAACTCTTCAATTGGTCTTGCTTGTGCTTTAATCCTTGGAGGTATTCCCTCTAAATTAAATGTAGGTATGCCTAGATACTCATAATAATTATCTTTTTCATTTCCGTTTCTTGGATTGTCATCAAATGCCGCTCCACCGATTGAGTTTAATGCTGCAATAGCACGACTATTAATTCCGCTGCCCTTCTTGGAAGCCTTATCAATAAAGTCAGCATAGTTTTTAAATGGTCTTTGGTCAATAATTTTATTAGCAATGCTATCAGAAATAAACTTTACTTCTGCTAAACCAAATACGATTCTGTCTTTCTGTAAAGAAAAATAAATATCAGATTCGTTAATGTGTGGAAGTGATACACGAAGACCTAATCTCTTGGACTCAATTAAATATTCCGTTCTAGCATCCTTGTCATTTTCATTCTTAAGAATTGAAAACATGAATTCAAGAGGATAATAAGTCTTAAGCCAAGCAGCGTAATAAGACAACATAGAATAAGCAACAGCGTGGGAGCGGTTAAAAGAATAACCAGCGTGAGCTTCAAAAGTGTGCCATAGCGTTTCGGCTTGCTTCTTAGAAATGTGCTTTGAAGCCCCATCAATAAACCGATCCTTGAACTGGTCAAACTCTTTTGCATCTTTTTTCTTTCCAATAATCTTGCGGACCTTATCAGCCTCTGACCAAGACATACCACCTAAGTGTACACAAGCTTGCATTACTTGCTCTTGATATATGATAACACCATAAGTATTCTCAGTAAAAGGCTTCATAATTGGATGAATAAATTGGACTGCCTCATCTCCGTGCTTACGCTTAATGTAAGAAGCACCTACAGTATTCATTGCACCTGGACGGACCAATGCGTTTGATGCAGCAAGGTCTTCAAATTTATCTACACCCATCTTAATAAGAAGGTTTGTGTAAGGGGTTGCTTCAGCTTGAAACACACCCTTTGTGTATCCATCGCTTAACATTTTGTAAACTTTTGGATCATCCATTGTTAGATCTGACAGGTTTATAGTCTTGCCAGTTCTTTCCTTAATGGATTTAATTGTATCGGAGATTACGGACAAAGTTTTAAGACCTAGTGCATCTAGCTTAATAAGACCTATGTCTGCAACAGTATCCATATCGTACGCAACTACTGGAATTCTTCCTGAAACTTTATCCTGTGCATCTTCACGAGATTCAACTGGAGCAAACTTTCTGATATCATCTTTTGCAACAACAACTCCAGCGGCGTGAACACCGACAGAGCGAATTCGACCACGTAATCTTTCTGCTAGCCAAACAACTTCAGGGTAGCGTGTTCTAAATTCTTTTGTATTTGGAGAGTCCATGAAGTCTTCAAAAGTATCCACTGGCTTGAGTGCACGGTTAACTTCTTGAAGTGGTACCATAAATACACGAGCAGCATCACGAACAACTCCCTTATCTTTAAAATAAGTATATGTTGAAATAGAAGCAACGTGCTTAAACTTTTTCTTTAGATAATCTTTAACTTCTTTTCTTCTACGGTCTTCAAAGTCCGTATCAATATCTGGGAAGTCATTACGTTCTGGATTAATAAATCGGAAAAATAGAAGATCGTATTTAATTGGATCTACATCCGTAATTCCAAGGGCGTAGCATACCAATGAGCCAGCTGCGGAACCTCGACCTGGACCAACTCTAATATCATTATCTTTAGCCCAGTTAATCATATCTGCCACAACAAGAAAGTATGAGGCAAAGTTCTTTGAGGCAATAACGCTAAGCTCTTCCTCAAGGCGAGCTTTATATACCTCATCTGAAGCCTTCTGGAGCCTCTCTAAGCCCTTTTCAGACAGTTCCCGTAGTCTTTCATCGGCATCCGTCTTTGGGACTGGGAGCAGGTCTAGGCCCTGGTTAAAGTCATACTCACCTATTTTATTGGCAATCTCCATTGTATTTTCATAAATATCAGTTCTTGTTATTCCAGACTCAAAAAAGTCAGACTGAATTTCTTCACGAGTCTGAATAAATAAATTATAATCCTGAAAAGATATTCTTCGATCTGGGTATAAATAGTTTAATCTATCATTAATGTCCTTGATGTTTCTAGACATATCAAAATCAGCATCCTTATCCATCTTAGGGGATGTTGATAAAATAAGCATTGCTTCTTCTAGGACTCTATCTTCTTCCTTAGCAAAGTGAGCATCTCCTGTTGCCACCGCCTTAATTTTAAGTTCATCGGCAAGAGCAAGCAGACCATCATTTATTTCTTTTGGGTTGTGAGATTGAACCTCAATATAAAAATCTTCACCGAAAGTTTTTTTAAAATCTTTGAGAATAATTTTGGCTTCCGAGAACTCATTTTTTTCGATGCATTTAGAGATGAGACCATTAAGGCATCCAGACAGGACAATAATGCCTTCCGCATATTCTTTTAGCACCTCCCTATCAATACGTGGCTTGTGATAAAAGCCTTCGTTCCAGGCAAGCTCCTGTAGTATATTAATATTTTCTAGACCCTTCTTATTTTTTGCAAGAAGGATAATATGGTTATAAGCTTGAATAGACTTATCTGTCTTGGAGGAGCGATCAAATCTATCTGTTGGTGATATGTACGCTTCTACTCCAAGGATTGGCTTTATGCCTTGTTCTTTACATGCAATCTGCATTTCACGGTGTGATGATAGGGTTCCATGATCCGTAATTGCTAATGCAGTCTGACCTGCATCTTTTGCTGCCTTAACAAGTTCGGCAGGAGAATTAAGCCCATCCATTAATGAATAGAAAGAATGCACATGCAAATGTGTGAAGTTCACTTAATTCTCCGCCTAACTAACCTGTTACCAGTCTACGCTGCTACTAGAAGCAGAAGACTCATCTGAATTGCCACCTTCGCCAGCAAAGAATGCTTCTTGCTCGGTGTATGGCATATCACGAACTGCTGTCTCTTCAAGCTTAAAAAGCTCAAGAGAACTTCCATCAAATGGTGTTTCATCCTTGGCAAGAGGGATGATTGTATAACTTGTATCCGTCTTTGTACCAGTTCGTTTAATGCGCCACATCAGGTTACTAATGCTTCCCATTTCTCCTGCATACTCAATTAGAGTAGGAGTAACTGTCTTTCCGCTTGAACCTTGTGAAAGAATTCCAACATATGGATCTTCCTTGCCGTCGTCAACAAGAACATTAATGTAGAGTCGTGAGCGACCCTTCCATCCTGCCTTGTAGTCCTTGCGGTGTTGTTCGCAACCATAGCACTTACCTTGATCATCCATTGAGCAAAGTGCCTTGCGTCGATAATCCTTTGGATTAGTATGCTCTACTGCAATAAATCCTAGACCTAGCTTTTCATTGTATGTTGGTGAATCTGGATCTAGTTCTTGCAAGAAACGAATCTTTACGCTCTCACCGTCTTCTAGCTTTACCCAGCGACCCTTAGTTCCATCTCCGCTTGAAGCTTGCGGCTTATCCATAACCTTGTTTAAATCTTTTAAACCTTTAACGATTCCCATTGTTTCTCCTTGTATATAGTTGATGGTATAAATCCATCTGTATTACCATTATATCATTAAACCCAGGATCTGTATTCTATATCAGATACTGAATTTACAATACAAGATTTAATTTCCTCATCGGTCATATCTCCTGCATCTTTTGCATCATGTGGGTATATCTTACCATATTCATACGAAGCCCACAAGATGTCTTTATTTTTTAATCTATTGGCTATGCTCAAGCCTAGCTCTCTGCCAGCCAAATCTGCGTCTGTCATTATAGTTATTTTATTAAAGTATCTGTTTAATAAATTGTGTTGCTCTGTTGATAAGAATCCTCCAAGTGTGGCAACAACATTTGGAAATCCAGCTTGATGAATTCTGATAGCATCAAAATTTGATTCAACAATAATGACATGGTTTCCAATTTTTTTAGCACGGTGTACATTAAATAAAGTTTTGCTCTTGGGAAGGTTTGTGCTATTTTTAAATGACTTGCCCTCGATTGACCTTCCAACAATTCCTATTGGTGTTCCATCTGGGCTATGAACTGGAGTTACAACCATACCCATAGAATTAGAGTATCCTAAAAAGAAATGGTCCATAGACTCAGAATTAATTCCTCGTGACTCTAGGTAGTCTCTAGCATTTTTGCTACCGCTAAGATCTGCGTGTAGCCTATCAATTGTTTCTTGAGAAAATTCTTCAAAGTCTGGCTTTTCTTCAAACATTCCAGCAACCAACTCATCAAAGTTGTTTAAAATTTCTGTTTCTTGAGTAGCAATAAATCTAATTGCCTCAAAATCATTCTTGTGTAAAACACGTCTTACTAGCTCTACTAATGTTCCAGACTCTCCACAAGATGGATTAAAGCACAACCAAACTCCTGTGGATTTATTTATACAGCAGCTTGCCGTATGCCTATTAGAATGAAATGGGCAGTAGAACATAACCTCATTTCCTGGTTCCGCCACAACATCTAAACCTAGAGCTTTAACTATTGATTTGATATGGTTTGGCGCATACTGCGTGGAATTAGTTTTCCTTGCGTTATGCCCTCTGATAGCCATGCCTTCTTCTTTCCTACATATACTCCATAGAGTGTCATTAAGAACACCCAAGTTTCTCCGTCAAATTGTACCGAAAAGTTGGTGTCTATGTCAAGCACTCTGACATATCCTTTACTTCTCATATCATGCGTTAGCATGCTTTCATACTGATACCTTAGTCTTGGAATACCAGAATCATCTTGAAACTCAACCCTTACTTGAAATCTTTTTATCTGTTTGTGATTCATTCTCAAATGGATTCTCGTAAATTTCCTTGACGATACCACGATTGATATCCCAGTCTAGATAGAAATTAAAGTCGTGCCCGTGTCTATTTTTTCTAGATACAATCTCAATCATGTTGCTCTGAGGATATCTGTGAACTGCTAAAGCCATGTCAGCATCATATTCAATTGCTTTAGACCAAGCAACCTGGCTCATCATAGGAGGATTGTCTTGATCTGAAACATCGTCAGCTGTGGCTGCTGTAATATCAATGATAGGAATATTGTTTGATACTGCAAGCATCTTAAACTCACGAGATACATTTCGATTTCGCTCAACTTCAGAGTTAGACCTCTTGTTATCATTAAACAACTGATGATAGTCAAGGATAACTAGGTCTGGCTTGTGTTGATCAATCTTACCTTGAATAGTTGCTGGAGTAACTTCTGCAGCACCTTCATTTGAAATAAGAACAAAGCTATTTTTTCCTTCAAACTTTTTATTACCCCATGACCTGAAGTCATCAATATTGATATCTCCCTTTGATAAATCGCTTGCCTTAAACATTCCAGAGCCAAGCATAGTAAAGATACGGTCACGCATATTCTCTGGAGACATTTCAAGAGAAACAATCATTGGCTTAAATCCTTGTTCCCATGCCTTACACGCTAGATATGATGTAAACCAAGTCTTACCACGGCCTGGCCATCCGATAGCAACAATCAAATGTCCTGGAGCCATTCCTGTTGGATAAGCTTTATCAATAGCGCTAAATCCTGTTAGAATTCCTGGAGCACCGCCCATAACAGATGAACGCTCTTTAACTGCCTCATAATGTCGTGCTGCATTTTCAACATCAATAATATCCAAGTCACGAACATTGTTTGTAAATCGGCTTAGGTTAGCAAGATCGCTTTGCATTTGTGCAAGAACTCTTGATGCAGCATCTTCCTTTAATGCTGACCCACCTCTAATAATAATTGACTTTAGCTTATTAGAAATGAATTCGTTCTTTAAAATATCTAGGTAGTAACCAGTCTCTGCTTTTGATTCCACTGGCTCAAAATCTTTATGTCGCTCAATAAGAACGCCAACTTCTGGAACCGCCTTAAACTTGTAGTAATAAGTTTTTAGACTTTCCCAGATATCTCTGTGAGAAGTAAAGAGCTCATCTACATTGTCTGCTAGTAGCGTACTAATATCTTTATTCTTACATACTGCAGAGATTAATGTTGCTTCTGTATTCACTCTTCGCCCTCCACCATCTTCTTCGTCTCACCCAAAAGGATGCTACGATTAATCTTATCTTTTTGAATTTCTTTATTTAGAGAATCAATCCTGTCAAAGTTGTTATAGAAAAAGTTTAGCGGATGACCCTGCTTGTTAGTGGCAAAATAATATATAAGAAGTTCTTTAGCACGTTCAAAGCCCACGCTTTCTATAACGTCGTTCATGGCCCACTTTTCTCTAAACTTATTTACAGTAAGAGACTTGTTGTATTTTTCTTTGTACAAAGATAGATACAGGCCAATCAAAACATATGGCTCTTTTTCACTTGCCACTCTTTAGCTCTTCTTCCACCTCACGAGTCTTTTCAATAAGCTTGTCTTCAACAAACTTATAGACTCTTTCAGTAGCAGTGTCTACATTTTCTCCTTCTCGGAGATCATCTTCAACCCCTACTCCAATTTTAATGCTTTCATAATTTCCTAGATTACGTGTGAACGATAGGTCCACCTTAACTCTCGTTGTCACTTGTGCTCCTTATTTGTATGGTTAGATAATGTCATATGGGCAAAATCTGATCTGACTTCTAATTCTTTATTACAAACTGGGCAAATTACAATTCTATTGCTTGCCATTATTCCGCCTTCCAAACTGGTACAAAGCCTGTATCTGTCTTAGTATACAATATAATGTTGTGTTTGAGAAGCCCTAGAAGTTCCGCCCTTGAAGGAAGATTTCCAGAGTGTCCTGAGTCTAATATAAACTCATGCAAATCTAATATATCTTTTTCGCAAAACATATACTTAGACCAATTCTTATTTTCTGGATCACCTATAGGATATATCTTTTGAGGAGCTTTTATCTTGCCCTCTAAAATATAGTCGTGCAAAGTAACTGTATGTTTATTTAACAATACAGAAACATCTTTCATCCCATAAGCCTTGCCCATGTATTTTTCAACCTGTGAGTATGAATACATAACTCTTTTTTTATCTGGATAGCACCAAGCAACTATTTCATCTTTCGATCTAGAAGACTTAATAACCTTATGTATCTTATCGTTTAAGAAGAAATACCGTAGTTTTTTAAGTTTTTGGTTTCTTTTTGATCTAGCCATTTACCGAAAGCACTCGTCTCCTTATTGCACATCCAGCGTCTGCCGCACATGATACAAAATAATTCCATATGTAATTTTTGAGAAAATACTCTGTCTACAAAAACTCTGCCACCACACTTACCACACCACATTATAAAGTAAATACCTTTCCGTCAACAACGCAAGAGTAATCTGGAGACACATGAATCATTTGAATATGAGGATAATCATTTACAATATGTGCAATAGCAAAGCCCTTTTGCCAATCGTGGTGCTGGGTATACTTCATGCCTGGACCCTTTTCATCACACATATGACCAATCTCATATCCACGAAGAGTTTCTCCTTCTCCATTGTTTCTTAGCTCATATGTTACCATATGAGAAGCAATTCTATGTGAGTGTCCTCTAATTAAAGATACCTGCAGGTCTTCCATATCTTTTCTTACTGATCCAGTTGCTGATATAGAGATTCCGTGGTGTACGTGCACGTCACCGAAGCGACGTTTTGGCAAAGAGTCATAATATATATACTCATAACCTAATGAGTCTAGATTCCAAAGGGTTTCTGGAGTTACTTCTTTTAAGTAATCTGGAAGTTTAGCATCCATGTAGTTAAAAATTCTGATGTCGTGATTTCCTAAAGCAGAAAAAAGCTGAGCGTCTGGCAGCATCTCTCTTGTCTTTGCGTAAAAATCTCTTGCGCCCTTTGCTTCATGACGCATCATTGGAACGATAAGATCTTTGCTGTCTGTTTTATGTAGGGCAAGGAATTCTGAAGATAATCCCTCATTATATTTGCTGTAACATGCTTGATCGTCTGTATCTCCAAGGTAGTCAACAACGTCTGGCTTAAACCACTTCATGACCTTAAACCATAGCGCAATCATCTTGTCATCTTGATACGGGAACTGCTGATCGGATGAAAGCATCCATTTTAAATCGTTGCTCATTTTCTACCTTAATATGTAAAAAAGTCACGGGTACGTGACTTTGATGTTACAGTTATTGTAACATATTTTTTAGGCTTGTCAATACTAGATTATATCCCTCATGCAAATAGCTATGACATCTACTGATATATTTCTTGATCCAGTGCCAGTCATGCTGCAAAATATCTTAGGGTTTCCTGTTTTTACATCTCCTATGGCAATGTTTACGTTATCATTGTCTCCTATTGCATTTGTAATGCCAGTGGTGACAAATACCTTATTTGCTTTTAACTCATCATCAGTAAATCTGCTATTAAAATTAAAAGAATGAGTTTGCGCTGACTTTCCAGCGGAAACATTTTGGAAGGTATGTCTATAGGTGAAGACAACTGGAGTCTGAAGCTTTGTTCCATCTGATAATGTTGAGTTAGATAATGAAATAGCAGAAGACTGATAAACATTGTTGATATTCTTTACCAGATTGTTAAGCTTTGTTGGGTCTAGTGGTTCCCCGTCATTAAAAACAACTGGTATAAATTCATTTGTTGCCATAGTTTATCTCCTTATAGAGGCAAAGAATTTTCGTACTCTTTTACCGCTTCTTCTTTTTCTTGCTGTTGCTGCATAATAGTTGTAATCTCTGCACGAAGAATAGCAACCTGAGTCTCATAGTTTGAGACAATCTCACCAATTCTTTGCTGCAAAGCTGTTATAATTAATTCAGCTTTATCTGCCATTTTTATATCCTTATTCTGTTTCAGTTAATGAATCTTTTTCAATAACTAGAGCTGCTCTCTTAGCATTTGATTCAGCAATTCTAGCATTAATAGCAGCAATTTGTCCAGCATCTGGGGATGCTACCGCACTTGCCTGCATTAGATCAAGCTCCTGCCCATATATATTATAGTCTACTGACTTGATATGTTGATTTACAATAGTTAGCTTTTCTTCATTTGTTAGGGTTGTCATTTGTTCCTCCTTTCATATTATAGCATTACTGGCTAAAAGATTCTAGTTCTGCCAGCTTGGCCACCAAAGCCGCCATTTTTGCTTCAGCATTAACTTTAAACTGGGCTATATTGATATAATATTCATCATTGTCTACGTTTTGCTCTAGTTCGTGCAGCTCAAGATCTAGGTTATAATTAAATAAAGTTTCATTTAAAAACTTTATCTTAGACTTAATAATGTATATTTTTTCTGCATTTGTTAGTTCTGTATCCATTGTGTTGCCTTTCTTTTATAGTAGTATACCATTTTAAATGTTTCCTGACCAGGTGCCGTTTGGCTGAGTTCCTCTGACATACTTATTATTGTCTGTTCCAAATTGATACGGCCTAATGCTACCAAAAACAGAGCTAGCTGTGTATGTAGGGTTAACTCTATAAATAAAGCTTGTTGTTCCTATCTGGCTAGCGGAGTTTGTTGTTGAATATTGGAAAGTATTTGTAGGAGTTCTGACAGTTGTTGTAGTAGCTGGAGCTGTTGTTGATACATAGAAGTCCCATCCTCTGTCTGCCGCACCAGTTCCTCTGATTGATCCGCTAAAAGAGAATGTTCCGTTATTCCATCCGTACTGTAGTGATGATGCAAGTCTTCTAAAGTTGTTACCATTTTGAAACGGATTATTAGCTACCCAAGCAGGCATTGTTCCATTGTACGCTGGAGTAACAAATGGTGCAGCTGATGTTGTTCCAGGTGCGCTGGTCCATGCTCCTGTTGCATCACCATTTTTAGCTCTTACATGTAATCGATAAGTTGTGCTAACAGATAAACCTGTTGTAACAAGTGGGGAAGCAGATGTTGGTCTTGTTGTTATATTTGTAATTCCACTTGTTGGATCTGCAGTACTTTGAGTAAGAGCGTAATCCCAAGATGTTGGTTCGTCTTGTGTTGATGATGGAGTTGGCTGTGTCCAGTGCCAGCTTAGTCTGTCTGACTGCTGTGCTGAGTTTGTTATAACTGGAGTTGGAGGTGTATATAGTGGAGCCTTTCCAATTATTCCAGTAGTCTGTGCTGGATTCCAATTAGGAGAATATGTAAAGTTAGGACTTGTTCCATTTCTTGATCTAATAAAGAAGTAGTATGTAGTTCCCCTAGTCATTGTTGTCCATTCATAAGGTGATGCCGTGTCTGTAAAGTCACTGCCTGTAAAGGTTTGAGCTGGACTACTGCTGGATGATGTGAGCCAATATAAAAGATATGTATCTCCAGATCCTCCGCTCCAAGTTAGAGTTATTTTTGTACTGTCAGTTGTAGTAGCAGTTAATGATGTTGGTGTTACTGGCACCGAGGTTGTTGTTATTGAAGAAGAGTATGCGCTAGTAATTGTAGTTTGTGCTGTATCCACTGTTGTTACTTTAGCCCTTGCATAATAAGTTGTTCCGCCAGACCCTCCAGTCCAAACATAAGACCATGCTCCAGATGTTCCATCTACCGTTGGAAGCCCTGTAGTAATTGTAGAAATAAGTTGTACTGAGCTATTAAATATTTCTATAGCAGTTATATTTGCATATGTAGATCCAAATCCGCTTAGTGGTCCTGCTGTTCCGCTTATTGTAAATCCTGTCGCTGTTGCAGTTCCTACCGATATAGTGGTTGTTGGATTCATATAGGAACGACTTGATGTTACGGTTCTAGCAATTGCTGAATTTCCTGTTTGTCCAACTCCAGCATATCCTGTGACCACACCCCTAAAATAGTAAGAAGGGTTTGAAGCGTCTGCATTTGTTATAACATATTGATTTGTATTTACTAAAGTTTTTGTATTAGTTGAATTTTCTGGGATTGGAGTAGAGCTTCCCCAGTTAAGCTCATACGAATATGAGTTTGTCCCAGTCCAGGTTCCAGTGTTTATAGTTATGGTTGATCCTGCTGAAAAATTTCCAGTATCGGTAGTTAGTGTTGGCAATACTGTATTTGTCGGAAACGGTGCTGATTGATTTGCTGCAGATACAACTGCAGTAAATATATCATCTGCACCAGGAGGATATGTCCAAGTCTGTATAACATCCCAAACATTTTCATTTATTAATGTCCAAGAAGGACCGCTTGTAGTTGCAGCAGTTCCACCAAAATAAATTCTAATTCTACTGCCAGCTGATATAACGTAAGGACCAACTATTCCAGGGGTTCCCGTCTCTCTGTATGCATAGTATCCTGGTGCAAAATCAGAGCTAACTGCAACGCTTGATCCTTTTCTAACTATATACACATCACAATAATCAATATTAGGATCATTATAAAATTTAATTTGATAATCTAAGGCGTTTACTGCTGATGCTGAAGTATTATATAAATAACTTTTAACATATAGAGAGTATGTGCTGTTATCAGAATATTCTGCTAAATAATACTGAACAAGGTCTTTTGGAAATATAGATATATTTCTGCCGTCAGACATTGAGGAGGCAGAAGATGTTCCAGCATCCAGACCTATATGACCATTAGATGAAACATAAAGAGTTTTCCCAAATGAGAATCTGTATGGAGCTTTTACAGGGCCAACCGAATAGGAGTTTATTCTATACTCATTATTATAACCATTGTGTCTTGTCCATGAGCTGCCTGCTACAATTTCTACAACTATAAATGAATCATTATCGGCGCTAGCATCTATTGTATATGTGCTTGTTCCAGATAAAGATGTAGAGTCTGAGCTTGTAACCGTATTAGTAAGAATTTGTTCTTTAACCATTGTTCCGCCTGGTGATGTAGTTGTTGACCTCCACCACCTTATTCTAGAATTTGCTTGCTCTACTCTATTATAGTAATAGTTTTCTAGATTATAGCTTAGTGTTAATGTTGACCCTGGTGTTGCATTACCAGTAAGTGATGTTGTAAATGGGCCAAGTAGGGGTTGTTTTTTAATCAGCTTTACAGGATTTGATACTGGATTTATAAAGTCATCGCCCGTTCCATTATTTACTTGTACCTCATAAAACAAATAGTCTTCATCTAGTCCTAGTCTTATAGTGTTTGTTATTCCGCCTGCAGACGTGTATCTATCATCAAAAACAACTGTTGTACGTGTTGTTGAATCTATTGTATCTGCCCAAGAAAATCTTCTTCCAGTTATTCCAGTGTAGTTTGAGTATGTGCCATCTTTTCCAAAAAGATCTGCGTCTAAAAATTGAGGGCTTGTAGCAACTGGCCCGTCATATATTGTTCCAGATCCAGTGTTGGTTGTTCTAATTGTTGGTGCTGTTATCTGAACTGGTAAGTTTGGTTCATTAAAAAATCTTTTCCAGGTTGTGGCAGAAACTTTTATATAGCCCTGTCTAACTCTTTCCCATACAGATGCACTAGTTTTAATATACATTCCTGCAACATTTTTCCACCTGCTTGATACACTTCCTGATCCCTCTACTGTCTTAATATACATATCTGATCCTAAGTATAGAATAGAACTATGTCACCGACATAGCTACCGTTAAATGATGGACCGCTTGGGGGGCCAGATCCCTGCCAAGCTTCTATATTTCTTATTGCTTTAAATGCTACTGGTATATTGCTTGTAGGGCTTACAATCCAGGCTCCGTCTAGCACTCCATTTGAAGCTATATCATTTATATCTCCTATTCTAGTAGATGATGACTCTAAAATTGTAAACCCTCCGCTTTCACTAGAGAATAATCTTAAGACTGGAGAGGTATGACCAGTTGCTCTCGGTGGCATTATAATAAGTTGACCCAAGGTGTATTCATTTGTGGGCCAGCTTCCGCTAACATCAATTATTCCTGGAGATACATATCCTGATGCATATAGCTGAACCGTTCCTGGGTAGCTTGGACCATCAATTCTTACAAGTGTACCTGATGTAGCAGTTTCAAGAATTGCTCCTCTTACTGTTGATCCTGAAATTAATCCACCAGAAATTGTTCCAGTAGATCCATCTAATACAATTTGAGTTGTTCCCGCTGGTGCACCCACTGATGTAATTTGTGTAGCGTTAAAATTAAAACCTGTTGCTGATGTCCCATTTGTGCTTCCAATAAATCCAGAAACTGCTCTTATGGTTCCGCTTATAGTAGCGCCTGTTGCAGAAAGAGTTCCAGCTGAATTTACGCTAAACTGACCAGCCGATCCCGCAGTAATAGATCCGTCTGAACCTAAAGATGTGTTTGACTTACTGATAGCAGTAGATGTAATTGTCCATCCACCTATTGTTCCTTTATTAACAATAATTCCAGAAGAGGTGTCTAGCTGAAATAGGGTGCCGCTTGCATCTGTTCCTTGAATACCAATTCCGCCTGTGTATGATCCCAATGTATTTGTAAGAGCACCCATTTCAATTTTAGTGCCAGTTGGGGTATTAAGTCTAAATTGACCATACGTTGTAGAATTGCCAACTTGAATGGCACCAGTAAAGTTACCAGCATTTGCATTGACAGTTCCAGTTACTGATAGGCTTGTTCCATTCCACACAAGCTTATCAGTTGCACCACCAACTGACAGGTATGCAGCACTTGATAAGTTTGTATTTCCCTGAACATACCAATAGTTGTCTGGAGCAATATAAAGACCTTTTTTGGAATTATCTGAACTGATTCCATATCCTAATTTCATATCTCCAGCTGTAATTGCAACATCTGGTAGTAATGAATTGCTTACTGGAACAACTATATTTGGATAAGTCTGCCATTGTGTTTCATTAGTATTTCCATAGATATCAAATGTGCTTACTGCAACTTCATAAGACTTCCCGCCTTTAAGACCATAAATAAATGTAGATGTTTTTTCTTTTCCTGGTACAGACATATAAGTGTAAGAAGACCCAGATCCAGCAATTCTAAATCTTATTCTATATCCAGAGGTCGAGGAGTCTGAGTTTTCTGTCCAAGTAAACAATACCTTTTTGTCAAACGAAAACAGGCCGTTTGAGTCATCGGTTACTGTGGTTGTCCCTAAAGTAAAATTATTTACAGGCGGTGTGCTATCAAATACTATTGGGTCAAATGGTACTGCCTCTTTAACATTTGAAAAATTAGACTTTAAACCAGTTACTGATACATGCTTAATCTTAATATAATTTGTAGACAAAGATGCAACAGTTACAATTGCTGGTCCTTTACCAGAATAAACTAGTTCGTATGTTCCGCCCTGAGAGGATGAAGTATGTACCTCTGTATAGTTATATGTAGGTGCAGAAACCATTGCTCCTGACCAAGAAACTGTAAATCCATTTGAAACAGAAAGAACTGACCAATCTGAATCTGAAATGTTTTGACCAGATATAGAATCTACATAAAGAGGTATAGCAAAAGCTGATCCAGTTGTTGAGGTGTCTATGTAAGTAGTTTTTAATAGGCCAGTTAATGTAGTTGGAAGAACGCTTGAAAAATTATTAATTAGATCTTGTGCAGAAATAATTGCTTTTTGTTGAAGCTTTGTTTTATCTAATGTGTATCCAAATGGTACTGTTGTTGCGCCAGAGGTTAGGTATATTGTAAATCCATTTGCAAGGTTTGGTGCCTCCCAAGTAATTTCTAAATTGGTTCCATTCCAAACTGCAAGAATATTTGTAGATTCTGGACGAGCAATCTCTGGTGTATTTAATACTTTAGATACAGACCATAGACCTACCGTCTTGTCTGCAAATTGCCATCTAAATTGAATTGGGTATGCTGTAGAAGGATCTAGATCTGGAATGACAACATCAAACGTATCGCTGCCAGCAGCGCCTACGCTATAGTCATCTAGATCTTCATAAGCCATATTAGAATCCTAAGTCCAATCTATATTCTACATCTACTTGCCTTCCAGCTAACTTAACAAGCGGTGTTGACAATACCGATCTACTAATCAATCCAAAATTTGGATCAAATGTATCTTCATCATTAATTCTTAAAGCATCCAAACCAACAGTGGTTGATTGACCAGACACTGGTGTGATTGTTACTCCAATTTGATTAATGTTTGATGGATCTACATTTGCTGTGCTAGCATTTAAAAGCATATTTTCTATCTTAATGTCTGAAGATATTTTATATCCTGTGCCAGACTCTGGGGTTACTGTTACAGAATAGTAGTCTAATGCTGAACTATAAAACTTAATAATAATATTTTGTAGATTGGAATCATTTTTTACATAAGCCAACTTTAGCGTATCATTAACGCTATAACCAGAAAGATCTATAGCCTGTATGTTTGACTTATATTCTTTTGCAGATGTTCCATTTGATGACATTGTTAAAAGATATTGACCTACTCTGGCATCTGTTGTTGTTATCAATGGAGTATTTGTCCAGTCTAGCTGGTTATCAAAATCTGCTATAAACTTGCTGTCATAAGAACTTAATGATTCCTTGTATTCTGGGTATATGCCTACTTCAGTTATATACCCCGCAACATCTTGTGGAATTATTGCTTTATAGACTACAGCATATGTAGATGTTTCATTTAATGTCTGTATGTCAGTACTTCCAAAAAGAACTGGGGTTCTATAAAATTCAAAACCTAATCTTGTATTTGTATCTTGAGCCGCAGTGCTATCAATACCAAAAGCCATTGACTTTGATGAGAATGAATCTCTTCCAGCTAGGAAGCTTGTTAGGAATCTCTTACCGTATTTGGTAATGACATTTTCTGACCGATATATCTCTTGGCCATTTTCGTAATATATGTATGTTCCCTTTAACATGATTCTCCTTAGATTGGTTCAGAATATCCTGAATAATATGTTTTGCCGTCCGTTGCCAAAACAACTGCTCTTACTCTCAACCATCTTGGATCAAGTGTTGCCGCAGTATCTCCTTGCGCTGAGCTAACTCTATAGTTTCTAGTCTTTCCGCTATCTCCTATTGCTAACAATCCACCAGATACATATGCTTTTGTTCCAGAACTTATTCGTGTGCTTGTTGTACTAGAACTTGTTCTTATTTCCCACTGATAAGTAACAGATTGGTACGAGCCAAGTCCGCTTACATTGTTCCATCCCCAAGCTACTGCGCTGCCAGTTCTGTCAAAAGCAACTGATGGTACCGATGGTGAAGGTGTTATAAATCCTGAAGGTGTTCCAGACTCGGTTGAAGTTGCCTCACCGTTCTGTTGATTTCTAGCGTCTACACCAATAACGTTGGCTTTATTTTTACTAGAGTTTCTAATTTTAACTATGGCCCTAATTCTTATTGCATTAGCAGTATTATAATATTGCTGGTAAGTAATGTTTTCAATGTCAGTTAATTGTGGTATATCATTTATTGCTACTGGTGGCTTTGGGTCTGGGGGTGTTGGTCCGCCAGAACCTCCTGAACCTCCGCCAATAGAAAATGGAGATGGAGAGCTGCTAGACTTTCCTTCATCAATATCTATTCCTAATGTTCTTTTTACAAAAACACGATCTGGGGAATTTTTTGGCAAAACAATAGGAGGGCCAGTAACAACTGATTTCCCATCAACTCTATTATTGTCTTGTGTCATTTTAATATTATATCATTTAGTCGACTACAGGGATCGACATGTGATCTCCGTATCTAAGCCATCGCTAAACGTGTGTCTAACATTTGTAACTATAAATTTTTGTGTTCCGTCTAGGCCCTGGTATGAGTATTTAACAGAAACAATATCTCCAACCGCAATGAATGGGTTTCCAAATATAGATAAATTAATTAGCTTACCTTTATTTACAATATTATTTTTTATCCATGCTCCTAGCGCCTCTACATCAGAGAGATTTTGTAGCCAAGAAGATTCGAATACTACTGGCTCCTGGTTTATGTAGTCGGATAAAATGTCTGAGTTATACTCTAATGTTCCAGACGGAGCAATCGTGTCACCATATAAATAAAATGTTGCTGACTTTTCGTCATTTAGTGGAGTAAGGGCGGAGCTATTATTTAAAACATAAGTCTCTCCACCAAAATTGCTAAGCTTTGACCCTAGAACTTTGACAGATGTATTTAATCCTGTTGAAAATTTAATTGGATATGCTGGTGCGCTATTGTATCTTAGATCAACTTTTCTTATTTCTCTAACCGAAGTACCAAACTCATCTAGGCCTACTGGCTTTGACTGATTGTCTTCTTCTACAGAATTATTATATATAATGTCTCCAAATCCAACATTTAAATAATCATTAGAAAAAGATCCCCTATACATATTTTTTACAAACTCAGAGTCATTGTAAGATTTTTCTAGAATGTCAGTGCCATAAACATAATCAAATATTGCTTCTCCATACTTACATACTACCGCAACTGTTTTAGTTGGTTTTAGTATTTGATTAACAGACTTCTTGCCATTTTCATCCTCATAGACTCCAGAGCTATCTGTTGCTGTAATCAAGAAACCGTTTACATATACGTTAATTTTAACACTTGATAATTGAACTTTAACCTTAACATCAATATCATATGCTCTTCCTCCGTATACACCATTAAGGGTTGTTATTGTATTCTTTTGAGTATCATTAAGAACACGTATATCTCCGCCCTTGACCTTACATATTCTTACCTCTTTTTTATTTACAGCTCCTGCTGTTTCTGTGCTATCAATTAAAACATAATATCCGTCGTTGCCTTGTCCATCTACAAAAAATCCAAACCCAGCCGACTGCTTTGTTCTATCAATAATAGACTCTAAAAACATCTTTGTCCCAAAGGCGTAGTGGCTTGTTGAATATGAATTTATTGCGTCTTGCAGATAAGAAGGAATGCCTGCATAAGATATTGTGGTGCTTGGCAATGTAATAGCATTAAATGATCTATATGCCACAGAGTATTGTTTTGGGCTAGATGAGTTGTTTGTCATTCTTAAAAATGACTTTGCTGCTGCTGCCTTAGTTGGGTCAACAACAACACCCTTATATCCTGCCACATTATATTCTATAGGGGTAGTAAATGTTCTATATACAATATTGCCGAACTGTGTTCCGTCCCACGCTTTTACCGATATGGCATAAGACTGATTTGTTGAAAGAGATTCTATTGTAAATGGATTTGAAGTTTTTGTTACCGTTTGAGAGCTTCCAGCTACAATATTATTTGATGCGTCTAGCTTATAGTAGGTTACTGAATAATTTACTGGCTCAGTTGTCATATTGGTTTTAGAAACTTTTACAGAGATTGATGAGGTTGATTCAAAAGTTATTTCTGGTATGCCACCAATATTAGTTGTTGACTGTGATACGTACGGCTCGAATTCTCTATATGCTGCCATTATTCCCACGTCGCCTTTCTTTGAGACCAGTCTGCCAATCCAGTAAGTGAGGAGGCTGCATGGTATGCTGGGGTTGTTCCAAAAGCTCCTCTTGTTTTTACACGATACAATCCTGTTGGTCTAAAGTATGCTGACTCTGATGGCTTATTGATATCAGAGTATCCTGGCCTAGATAAATATCTATATTTGTTTACATCTGATGAGGATGACACCCAGACATTCTGTGATGTGGTAGACCCTATTGGTGTATATTGATATTGCATTGCGTCGTATTCAATTATTTCTGAATCAATCATAACATATCCAGCGTAGTTATACAAGGTTGCATTGCTATATTGATCTAGTGTTTCTACATCTATTGCCAGTACTGTATTCTCTGGAGAAGTATCTGCAGCAATGTTGGATCTTAATCCTCCAGCACTTAAATAAGAAACTTCATCTGTCCACAAATCTCCTGAGTTTCCTGCATAGTTAGATGTGAGCTGGCTTTGCCATAAAATTTTAACTTGGTTAGCCGATGGTATTTCTTGCTTATTAAAATTAATTATATTTGGAAGAGTTGTTCCATCCGCATCATATGTAAATGACCAGTCTATGGCAGTTTTCTTGTAAATATAATCACGGCTTGCAAACTGCAAAATATTATTTTCATCAAAGAAAGCGTTCATCTGTATGTCACGGCATAGCTCTTGTAGACATTGCCAAACTGTTTTTGATGCATTTGTCCACCAGTAATTAACTACTGGTATTGATTTATCATCTGATGCAGTTCTAATTTCGTAGCTTGTAAATCCAATAGAATCTAGTAGCCTTCTTATAATACTAGTAACTGGGTAGGACTCGCAAAGAATATCTGGGGCTACCGTTTCCATTAAATACTTTGCTCCGTCTAAAGCGTTAAGGGAAACCTCTCCGTTCTCTCCTATGTTCCACGAGTCTATATAGTATGATCCCTGTGGGACTTTGTCATACAAAGATCCAGCGGAGCCGTAAGTTCCTGCGGCGTGGTATACCGAAAAGTATGGCTTTAGTTCAGCATTTTTTACTAGGTAGCTTTTTGTAATATCAAATGCAGACTCCCTGTTATATGATAAATATTCAAGAGCAGATTGATTATACTTAACTATATCCATACTTAAGCTATTTGCAGTAATCTTACCCACGGGCAAAATATCTTCTGAGCTTGAAGAAGATTCTTTTTGTAGATCAAGTGAAACTATATCTGAAGATATATCCTTTATCCATCTAGCTGATAACTCAATAACACCTAAAACCTTTCCGCCGCCAGGGTTTGTTGCCTGCAGACGAATTGATTTAATTAACTTTGGTGTAGCATAAGATGAAGGCTCTGTTGAGGTCCATGTAGTTCCGTTGTAGTAAAGAACAACTTGTCCTGATATATCTACAGAAGATGGACCTACTGTTGCTGTTGTTGAGTCTGAATATGTAATTGTCATTGTGTAATTACTTGGGAAAGCGTGTGTTTTTTCAAACCTTGCAACAATTTTATTTGATACAGCAGGCTTTGTTGCTGCAGATAATGTAGCTGTTGCAGACTGATCTCTAGACCAGGCTCCCGTTGCTGAAGAAGCAATGGTAAAAGATGTTGGAGTTGGAGTAGAAGATATAACGCTTGAAGATAAATTAAAAGCAGATGTTGAGAGACCAGTAATTGTAACTGTTTGTCCAGAAGTGAACCCGTGGTTATTTAGTGTTTTGTAAGTTATAAGAGCTCCAGAAGATGAAGCCTCTTTTACTGTTGCCGATGTAATAGAATAATTAACAGTTATATCTGCAGATTGATTTATTGGGGTTACCCAATATTTGTATGAAGTTGTTACTCCAGGATAGTACAGTCTGGGATATAGCGTTGCTACTGCTGACTCATATCCGTCTGTTTGTGGAGATGTAGATCTTGGATAGATTAATGTTCTTGGAGAATAAAAACTATTTGCTGGTGTATCTGTTTGCAGTGTTGTCCAAATAAGATACTTGACCCCAGAGTATGCTGGCCTAAAAGGTTTAATAATTGAATCAATTGGAAACAGCTTTTTGTATGTATTGACCTTGCCGTTTTCAGATTTAGCATAATATTGATCCATTGTCGCAGGATATGTTACTGTAATATTATCAAGCATTGAATTCATATTATATTCTATTGTGCATCCTGTATTTATTTTAACAGAAGACTGCTGCTTGAATATGTTTTGAACAGTGGTATTATTTGATGATGGAACTGAGGTAATCATTATACCTGCTCCATTGCAATAGATACATTCCAAAATTCTTGAGCTGGATCGCTTGAAGAATCCTTAACGTTTCTTTTTACTACCTCAAAACTGCAAGATGTAAAGGACACCAAGAATATCTCTTCTCTGTCTGCAAATGGTGTTGTTTGATTCTTGCCATATACGATTTTAAGCTTGAAAACGCCTTGGCCCTTAGTGCCTTCAAAATATGATTTTAGATCTACCGCCCCATATCCAGCATCTACTGTCATATTTGAAAATGATGGCAACATATTCCAAGATGTGCTGAACTCTCTTTTATCTGCAATAAAGAATTTTCTAAGTGTACCGTTACTCATTCTTGTTACCTTCTGAATACGGTTTTGCCCAATAGACATTGGCTGTCTGTTGTGCTCTGAAAGCTTTACCCATGTTGGTGTATCTGTAGTAGATGTATCAATATATAGAAGCGATCCTACTGGTAAATATACTGTGCTTGACATTAATTCATTCTCCCCATAAGTACGCTTTCTCCAACTTTTGCACCTTCTGATCTAGCAATTTCTTTAAACTCTTTCCAGAGCTCTCTGCCGTTCTTTGGCGCTTCTGCAAAATTAAGTGTAGCATTAATTGTAACATTAGAGTTTCTTGAAACATCCCCGCCGTCTGCATACTTAATTCTTCCGCCTGTAGAGTATGAAGGTATATTAAACTTTGTAGCAAGACCGCCAGCTGCCATCTTGTTAATCTGCTCAAGATTTCCATAGCCGAATGATGAAGCAGATTTAGCATTAATGACAAACTCACCATTTGAAAGCATGGCTGGAATAGAATCAGATGTTCCAGTTCCTGGGCCAGAGATGTATCCGCCTGACGCTTTTTGTAAAATTGCTGGCAAGAAATCATTTGCTCCGCCGCTATTACCCTTATATGTTTTTCCTTCATATGTAAAGTATTGTCCAGAACCTAGTTTGTTTGCATTCATAATGGCTCTTCTACCTTGAGCACTTAGGCTGCCATCTTTTTGTATATACTTATCATAAGTATTATCATCAATTTGTTTTGCTGTAGCTTTTGTGCCGTAAACCTTATCGCCCTTATCATTCTTAATTGCCATCATAACATCGTATAATGTGGCACCACCCTTAATACTTTCAGCCATATTTAAAACTGCTTTGGCATCGTTAGCTAGTGCTGTGTCTGCACCCTTTGGCACATATGTAGAAACTGTAGATTTAGGATGCTTGCCACCCTGAATATATCCAGCCTGAGATTCGCCAGTCTCTTTGTTGATTAGCTTTCCACCAAAAATCTTTTTTAGTTCCGTAGCAAGCACCTTGTCGCTTCCCTTAGCATCTCCAGAAACCATCTTTGAAAGGTCTGCCAATGCACCCCTAAGCTCTGACTCTGCAGTTTCTTTTTGTTTTCTTTCTGCAGCAGTGCCAGTTTTCATGGCACTAATATTAATGCTTTCTTTTACAAGTCGCTCATACTCATTACTATATTGAGCCACCTTATTCATTCTTGTGGTAGATGTTGCAGCATTGTTTTGAGCATTTGTTAAATTCTTTGCAGCCTTATCAGCTTGATTCTGAAGTTTTTCTCTTTGAGCAATTAATTCTTTTTCACGCTTTGCTCTATTTTCCTCAATTGCATCTATAGCCTTTTGAGTTTCTCTTTCCCCAACAAGTTGCTTAATCTTTAATTGAGCCTGTGCAGCTCCTGCCATATCTCCAGCTGCTAGCTTGTCTGCGTATTCTAGCTGAGCCTTTTGAATCTCAAGGGCAAGATTTTCTTTATTCTGTGCAGCCTCTAATGCTTTCTTTCTAGCATTTGCTTCTTCATTAATCTTATCAATCTTTTTATCAATAAGCTTAATTTCTTCTTTAATCTGATCTTGTGTTTTTTGTGCTGCTACAGCAGCCTTTTGTCCACCAGCTGCAATTAGTTTTTGCAAAGATATAATAGACTTTTGAGCAGCAGACAATATGCCTGTGCCTCCGCCATTCTTTCCAGCGCTTTCAATTGCGCTATCTATTTGAGCTTGGAATGTTGCAATTGTTTGCGCTTGGTCTGAGCTAATATTTTTTAGATCTACACGAACTCCACTTAAAAGAACTCTCCATTTAGCATAAACTCCAGCAACGTTGTCTGTTTGATTTAATATTGCAGCAAGCTCTGGGTGGGATTCCTTTAAGCTATTAACCTGGTTTTGTGTTAAGGTTAGCTCTGAATTTTTCTTTAAATTAATATCGTCTAATATTTCTACCATGGCTTCTTGTTGTGTCATCATATCGCCATTAGCCTTTTTGGTCTTCATTAACTTATCAAGCTGAAGGTCCAGAGTGTCAACTATATTAGATAAAGACTCTCCTAAATCTTTTCCGCTTATCTTGTCCATATTAGAATTTAGCTTTGTAATCATTGCATTTGCCGCAGATGATGCGTCAACAATTTCTCTAAAGCCCTTGCCAGATATTGCATTGAATGCCATTCCAGCCTTATCTGATGCAGATATAATTGCGTATATTTTATTGGTTGCTTCTTGAGCAGTCATGCCAGCAGCTACAAATTGTGCCTTTAGATTTGTTGCAATTTCTGTTACCTTTGCCTGCTTATTAACATCTCCAGAAACATCTATATTGCTAAAGGTTGCAACTAATTCTTTTTGATTTTCTTTTGCATTCTTAATGCCATCTTTTAATTCTTTAATGCTTAGAGTTAGACCTTGAACTCCTGATGAATTTAATGCCTCATAGGCATTTCTTCCTTTAGCTCTAGTTAGATCTAGTTGCTGATTTACTGACTTAATTGATTCAGAAAGATTGTTGTACTGAATGCCAGCTTCTTCTGCTGATTTCTTTGTTATACCGTTAGAGTTTGATTGCTCTAGTCTGTTTTGTTCTTGTTCTTGTGTAAACTTTCTGTATATAGCTACCGCTCCAGCTATTGCTCCAGTTACTGCTAATAGTGGACCTACTCTAAATGCTATACCAATTAATTTTCCAGCAAGTGCGGCTGCGCCACCAACACCCTTAAATCCTGTAGCTATCTTTCCTAAAGAACCAAGCATGTTTGGGGCAAGCATTGGAATGACAGATGCAAATTGCATAATCTGTCCACCCTGTCCACCTATAGCGCCTCCAGCCATTTGCATTCCCATACCAACGCCCATACCAGCCATAGGTCCGCCAACTAAACCTTTACCAATAAAACCCTTATCTCTTTGTTCTCTATATGCTGATCCAAATGTTATTGGTTTAACAACGCTTCCTTCATTTAAATACTGAACGCCTTTTACCTTTCCGCCTCTATTAAAATATTGAACACCTGGCACCATTCCGCCTTTGTTCATTCCAAACATTTGTTTTCTTACTTTAGTAGTTGAAGGTGTCCATGACTTTGAATCCCAGTTTGCAAACTTGGTTCTTAATATCTCTCTATCAATTTTACTTAAACTTTTTCCTCCTGTGCTAAGAACATCTCCAGCAGCGGATTTAAGAAGTGTATCTACAATATCTGGCTCTAGGGCTTTTTGAAGACTGCCCTGAGCATCTTTTACGTATCCGTATGGTCTTTCTTTTTCAAGATTTTCAACTAGCTTGCCGTACATTAAGTTTTGTGCTTTAGGTGTTAGTCCTGAACTTCCGAATAGCTTTCTTCCCATACCAATGGATAGAGAAGTGGCACCCCACTTTTCTCCTATTTTTCCAAACTTTGCTCCTACGTTTTTAAAAGCTGTACTCTTTAATACATTTCCGACAACTCCGCCAGCATTATATCCTGGTATCATTCCACCAGAATTTCTTCTAAGCAATTTAAGAGCATGACTAATACCACTTGATGTAGTTAGCAATGTTGGTAAATTTGTTCCCCTTGCCCACGAAGGAACTCTAGAGCCTATTGTTCTATTTTCGCTGACCCATGTTAATCTTCCATCTCTTCTCTTAACCATCTGTCCCATTTGCCTTGATCCAGTTGGGGATCCAGTTAGTAGTCCACGAGATATTGCTTCATCTCTAGTTAAAACTTCTTTAGCTCTTTCAGTAAATATTTGAGATATTGCAGAATATAGGTTTCTTGTTCCACCAGCTCTTCCAGAATCAATTTTAATTCCACGGAGTGCTGGTCTGTATATTTCTTTTGCAAGTTTTTCAAATCCAAACGGGTCTGCTTTCCCGCCAATCATTCTATTTGCATTTTCTGGACTCTCTAAAGAAGCAATTAGTTTTTCTAAAGCTGCTTTAGTTCTTCTTGATGATTGACTTCTATCTCCACCTAAAGTAGATGCTGCCTCATTCATTAACCCATTTGGATCATACCCAGCTTGCAAGGTTTCTCTGATTCCAGAAGAAATTTGACTTCCAGTTAGACCACTTCCATTAGAGTTAACACCTAGGTTTAACCATGCTGGTAGCAATAAGGCTAGTCCACTTAAATCATCTGTGATATGAGTTCTTTGAAGTCTTAAAGCTTTTCCGCCTTTATTATAATTAGGACCGCCAGATCCTTTGCCGCCATTTATAGCCTCAAGTAATGGAAGGTTTGCTGCCGTTGCTTCTTTGTTTACAACAAATTCTCCTGGAGTAAGCATTGCTGGAACTGTATCTGTATTGCCAGTTCCTGGAACAATATTTCCTCTATTAAATCTTTTTGGAATTGTAGTTTCTGTACTATATCCAGCACCGAATGTTTTTACTCCAAGACCTCGTGCAATTTTATTTAGAAGATCTCTTGTTCTTCCTGGACGAGCAAGCTCCTTCATATTAGACTTTCCATCTTTATTAACTACTGGCTGGTCTAGTAGGGGAACTGAAGTTAAGCTAATAGATCTACCTTGTTGTCCTGCAATGTCTATTGATGCTTGAGTCATCATAGCCTCTACTTGTGCATTCAACTGAATAATTTTAGCTCTTGCTTGATCAACCGTTAGCTTACCAGCCTGAAGTTGTGCAACAATTGCTGCAGATTCTGCTGCTGCGTTTGCCGTAAGCTTAGTCATTGTTGGAAGAAGAGCTTGGTATGAATCAGAAAGCTCTGATGTTATTAATCCAGTTGTGGCAACTTCTTTTTTAAGCAATGCAATTTCTGCTTGTGACTGCATTGCAAGTGCGCCTGTCATTGCATGCCATTTTGCTGCTTCTTCTGCAACAACTCCTGTTGATGCTCCACCTATAGATGTAAGTCCTGGAATCTTTGGCAAATCTCCTTCCATATAAATCTGAGGATTATTTCCAATTTTTTGATTAACCTTTGGAGCTCCAGGGACTACGCCGAAAATT